GAGAAGAGATGCTTGAGATGGGTCTTGTTCTAAGTGAAGACGGCAAGACCTTGTTTATGAACGACCCTGACAAGGCGATGGAATACCTCGACGGTATGTACAGAGATGTGATGTCGTACTCAGACGTTGCGACTCAAGCGACCTCTCTCGATGATGGAATCTGGGCCCTTCCAAGGTCTTTTCAATATCCTGAGCAAGACTTTTTAGCGATAGATGCCTCGCCGGGTCGGGAGTTTTCAGAGCAAGAACTTCGAGCCCTCAGCACCAACCCCTACACTGAAGGCGGTCAGCCTTCTACTGACGTAGACAAGGCGTTTGAGCGCATCAGGCAGGCAATCGAGAACCGAGAGGCCCTGGGCGGGGAGCTTCCTGAAGAAGTTCAAGACCTAAAGAAAGAGCTTCCAACATCTGAGGAGATTGATGATCTCATCACTACGGGACAGTTAGGCCCAACTGGTGAGCCAATTGCGCCTGGCGAGCCAGAAGCACGGCTGTGGGCCGATTGGGTTGCCGGTGAGCTTGGCACAGAGAGCAGCCGGGTTCTAGAAGACGTTGAGTTTGAGTCAGGAAAGATAGCCCCCAGGATGTTCACTGGGGAGTCCGTTGAGGGCGAGGGCGTTGTTTTGTTTCAAGGAGAAAGCCCAAGACCGAAAGGCAGGCTTCTTTTGTCTCCGCTCACGGATGACGACTACTTTGTCACCGCCGTCTCCTCTAAAGGAGAGAAGGCAAGGACACCGATGCGGTCTGTTCAGGATGTTCATCTTGACGAAAGCCTTCGAGGAAAGGGCCTTGGCGTAAGGATGTACGAGGAAGCGATTGCCTACTTAGGCAAACAACACCCGCAAGGATTTTTGTTTGTTCCGTCGAGTCTGACCGGCTCTGGCGCAACAACAGAAGAAGCAGAGCGCGTGTGGAATTCTCTTAGGAAAAGATACATGACCAACGGAGAGTCTCTTTACGTTGGTCCAAAAAGAAACGCCCCCGTCAACTTTGAGGTTGGGAAAACCCCTGCTGGCCTTGAGCTTGGAGAAACCATCAAGACCCTTGGGGTAGAGCCTGGCGCACCACAAGTGGTCGTTGAGGGTCAGAATGTGACTCCTCGCCACGAGGCCCAGCGCCTTGTTGCGAACTTTCGAAAAAGCGAGCAATCCGTTAAGGATTTCGATGCTCTTCAAGAAGGTTTCCGGCGTCTTCTTGGCGCTACGGAAGACGAGATCGTACTGTTTCGTGGAATTGAGTCTGAAGGGTTTCGGATGCCCGAGTGGGAAGACTCTTACTGGGACGAGCTTGATGCCCTGAGGGACGAAGGCTATGGCTCACTCTCCTCCAAGGACGCAAAAAAGGTCCGAATGGAAGGAGACCCCGTAAAAGCCAGAAGGTACAATCAGCTTTTATGGGTCGCAAGAAGCTCCGGGTCTCAGTTTTTTTCCGATCAAATAGCCGTCGCCCTTTCCTACGCTGGGTCAGAGGGGACGGTTTATGCGATTAAGGTCCCAAAAGATAAGGCCATCGATCATTGGGCTCATGACAATACGACCCCAAACCGTGGTCCGGGTGGTGGTCTGCACTACGGTTCTAACTTCGTGTTTTCTCCTGAGGATATAAAACAAATCAATGCGGCGGGAGGCTTCGCTGGAACAGGAACCGTTCAGCTTGATGTGCCGCATGATGACTTTCTTCCTGAAGGATTTGGGAGTAGTTATTTTGGTCAAGTCGGTACAGGGTCCATGGTCCCCACTGAAGAAATGGAATCCCTGATGCCTTGGCAGAAAACGTCTGCTGAGTTTCAAACCTTGGATGGCGGCACTGCAGTAGAGCACAAAGCGCAGGTTCGCAGGGCTGTCTCTCAAGGGTTCCGGGTTCCGGCTCTTATCCTTGAAGAGTACCCTGATCTTCAACAAGCATACGGTGGGCGAATCGCCCTAAGGCCAGATGCACCTTTATCGCCCCAGGCTGACCCTGTTTTTCTCAAGCCGCCCACGGCTCTTGCGTTTCCCACTGGGGCAAGCCAGGCTGAGCAACTTGGTGAGACGATACAGATGGTCGCCAGTCCTCGCTTTGGTCGCCAGCCAGCGGGCGGCCCCACGGCATTTCGACCACAAACACCAGTTGATCGGCTTGTTGACACGCTACACAGCGTAGAAGGGGTTCGAGGAAAAGGCATTCTTCCGGCTGGTGCTGAAGGAAGATCTGCGGCGTTGCTCTCCCACGTCCAAGAAGTAGCGCCTGAGTTGCTGCAGGACCGAAGAGGAATGGCTCTTGTAGACGACATTACTCAGAAGTTTTCAGAGGCCACCCAGCTTTCTATTGACGGAAAAGAAACCGAAGCCCTCAGGCTTCGAAAAGAAGCGCAAAGAAGCACTGAGGCTTTGAACAGTCGAATCGGATGGAGAACCGCTGGTCGTGTTCTTTCAGGCGCTGCTCTTGGAGCAGACATCCTCCACCTTGGCTACCGCATTACGGATGAGGGGCTTGTTGAGGGATACCAGTCTTATGGTGCCGACGTTCTACAGGGAATCACTGGACTAATGAAAGCGCCAAGGGCTCTTTCAAACTTTCTTACTAACAGATGGGGGCCTGAAGCTTCAAGCATTGCCCCTGATTGGTACAGCCCCGCACCCGGTGTACCACCCATTGGCGGCCCTTTGAATGCTCTTGCTGAAACCGGCGAGCTTATAGAAGACGTTGCCTTGGGTGCAAGGCGGCGCGAGAAACAAAGGAAAAAAAGACGGGCAGAATGGCAGAAATGGCACGATTTTGCTGTTGATCTTGGAATCGAAGAAAGGATCGCGGAGGGGGTTGGTATAGGCACAGGAGTCGCCGAATGGAGCCGAAGCGTCGCCCTTGGAGAAGTTGATCCGTACAGATCCCCCGAGTACCAACAGGCAATGCTGGACAAAGAGACCGCCCGCTATGCGCTTTTGCGCAAAGGCGAAGAGGCTATGGAAACAGTAGCCGAAGACCACCCAGATATTTTCACCGAAGAAGGAATAGACTACAAAAAGGCCGCGAAGAAGGCGGCAAGCGCTCTCGGAGAGAGTATTGGTATCAGGCCCGCCACAGAAGAGCAGAGAGAAGAGTCACGCGCAAAGCGCGAAGAGTTTCGGTCTCGCAGAGAAGAGGCCAAGGAGTCCGGTGCCGGTGAAATCGGATCTTTCCTGGCAGGGATTGGCCTTATTCCATCGAGCCCACCGAATCAGTCGGGCTCGGAGTAGTGTTTTACTTCTTTTCTTTTTGGTAGTGATCTGAGAATAAGTTGGTGATTTTTATCATGTGTTCGGTCTTGTTTTCGGGAACAACAAAGTTTAAATCAATACCTAAATCGTTAATTTTTCTTACGACATCACTCTCGTGAATCCACATAGGTTCTTGTTCGGTCTTGTTCTCATTGTGTTTCATGCTTAGTATGGTATCAGATGGAGGTTACTCATGCCCAACAATAATGATGGCTCAAACGGCAGCAACGGGAATGGGCAAAACGAGTTTGGGGAACTCGTTCAGTGGATCAACCCAGAAGCATTAGAGTTTAAGAGCACTGATCGTCAGAAGGCATTTCGACGACTTGCCCGCAGAATGGCGGACAACGGCGACGTTTTTAAGAAGCAATGGTATCGGGCATCTGGAAAGTCAGAGTCAACAAGCCTCAAAGATCACGCGGTTACTCCGAGTGAGTGGAAGAGGTGGTGCAAGAACCCAAGGTTTATTGGTTGGTTTTACGAAGACTTCCCAGAAGTGGAGCCCATCTCTGAAGAGGAGCTTTGCCTTTTAGACAATGTTTGGTGGAGCGGCGTCTATGAGGGAATGCGCAACGGCGAGTCGTGGGCGTTTGATCGTTACTCGAAGGCCCGGTTCTCTAAAACAGAGCAGGCCCAAGGCTCTGCAGACCTCAAAGAACTTCGAGAGTATCTCGGTGGAAATTCATCTGGAAACAACTGGCGATTGCCTTCTGCTGAGGCGTAGTGTCTGTCAATATAGATGAAAAACTAAAAGGCATTGCCGGAGACCCGAGAGAGTTTATTTCGCGGCTTCGCCTTGTTGACGAGAAAGGCATCGACAGGAGATTTGATTCTCCGTTTGCAGAACAAAGGCTTGCGCTTCAGGACTTCATGTCTGATGCAACAACGATTGTTCACTATAAGCCCCGGCAGATTGGTGATACCACCGTGGCTAGCGCGTACAACTTTGACTATTCTTATTGGACAAACGACCCCGTCAGAACTCTTGTTGTTGCTCATACTTACGATGCGACTGACTCCATCTTTGACAAGCTGCAATATTTCCATCGAACCCTTCCGTCTGCGCTGCACCGCGACACGCTGCGCTCTTCTCGCAAAGAGCTAATCTTTGGTGACACTAGTGCCGGTTTCCGCTGCATGACTGCTGGCGGTAAGAGTGGTGGACGAGCCTGGACATACCAAAGGCTTCATGCGGATGAGCTTGCTTACTGGCCAAACGCTGCCGAAATGTGGGCATCTGTCACGTCAACCATGCATGATGGTCCACACAAGAAGATCATTATTCTTTCAACCGCAAACGGGCCCGGAAACCTATTTCATGAAAAGGTTTTAGCGGCACAGGAAGCGGCGCGGGCCGGAGACTCTTCTGTTCGGTTTCGCTTCTTCAAGTGGTCGGATCACCTTGCTTACCAAAGGGAGCCGCCAAAGGGCTGGGAGCCAGATCAGGAGGAGTGGGATCTGGCACAGCTTCATGGTCTAACCCTGCCTCAGTTGTACTGGCGACACGATAAGGTCAATGGCGTCAACGGAATCGGCTTAAGTCAGTTTCGTCGTGAGTATCCGCTCACTCTTGAAGACGGATTTGCGGTATTCGATGGAGCTTGGTTTGACCCAGACTATCTAAACGAGGTTCTTTCGAGCGTGAAGCCAGCTACTGGAGAGATGCGCATATTCGAGCGACCGTACCCAGGTGCAGTCTATGCGGTTGGTATTGACCCCTCCTGGTGTAACGGGGGAGATTATGCGGTTGCACAAGTTCTCTCGGAAGATGGAAGACAAGTCGCCACCTTTTCAACAAACAAGGGTGGAGAGTTGTTGTTTGCAACAAAAGCGGCGGAACTGGCGAACCATTACAACAAAGCGAGGACTCTTATTGAGTCCAATCCAGGCGGCGCTGGGCCCGTTGTTATTCGAGAGTTTAATAAGGCTGGACTGCCCCTTTGGCACCAACCGCCAGAGCCGGGTAAAAAGAGAAGCAAGAACCACAACTACTGGACAACGACCAGAGGAAACAAAGAACAGGCATACGCGCACCTTAGGCAGGTTGTAAATGGTGACGCCCTAACGCTTAACGATGAGCCTACGGTTCAAGAGTTGATGCACATTCGAGAGCAATCTGGCAAGATTGAGGGGCAAGACGGTTATCATGATGACCATGCAGACGCGCTAATGTTAGCAGAATGGAATAGAAGAACACTACCAGCGGCAAAGATGCCCGCAGAGTACCGACCAAAACGCCGGTATAAAGCACATCGGAACCCATTTATGGCAGCTCAAGACACACGTCGGTAAATCATGGCTAATGAAGAAACAGAGAACGAAAACAGTCAACTGACACCCTCTATTGTGCAGGAGCATCTGCAATCACATGACAAACGGATGCGTGAGGGTCGCGAGCAGTGGGCGCTTGCGAAAGCTTGCTACACAACTCAATACTGGAAGCACATCCAGGGGGCCAAAACAACAACGGATAGCTCAAAGCTTACCGATGTAAATGTAGAGGTCAACCGAATCTGGGGTGTGCTGACATCCTATCTTGGGGCCCTTTACCCTCGGGCGAATCGAACTGTTATTGGGCCAGATCCTGCCGGTCAGGGAGACCCAGCCAAGGCAGAGCTTGCTGCCAATCGCTGGATTTCATCAAGAAAGATTCACCATCGAATCATGTCGGGCCTGCGCCAGTCTCTTCTGTACCCAGGGTGTGGAGCCAAGATTGGTTTTCACCCTGGTCATGGCAACCCTCTTGACCGTGTCTGGCTAAGGGTCATCCCTTGGTGGGAGATGGTTCTTGACCATGACGTTGGAGATGCGGAAGATGAAAGGTTTCGTGGTCATGTTTACTTTCGACCAAAGGCTGAGGTTGAAGCAGAATACGGCCTTGAAAACCTAGCTGGCGTCTCTCGTGGCGACTTCTTGGATCCTTCTGCTCAAACAGATCACACTCGAGCGAGCGCTAAAAAAAGAAAGAACATCGCACCAAGCGATGAGGGTGCTTTCGTCCGTGTTCTTGAAATCTGTAATCTAAAGGACACCATCAAGGATGAGGACGATCCGAGCATTGTTTATAAAGGGCGGCTTGAGATCTACATTCTCGGGCAGGGCAGGGAGTATGACGAACCAGTTTGGGTTGGCCCAATGCCCTTTGCGTCCACAGATGGCCAGCCACTGCCACATATTATCCCGCTTATCTTCAACCACGAACCAGAGTTTCCTTTGAGAGGAATCTCCCACGCTGCCCGCATTCTTCCGCAGGTTGTGGAGTTGAATGCCTACCGTTCCTTTATGGCCATGGCGACCAGGAAGGACACCAGACAGTACATCACAAGAAAGGGTACGTTTAGCTCGGACGAGCTTACCAACCTGACTGAAGGTCATGATGGTCTTGTTTTAGAGGTTGGTGATTATGACGGGCCTCTTGATGACGCGATTCGCCCTATTATTAACGCACCGCTGAGCGGAAACATACAGAACTACCTTGCAACAGTTGAGACAGATCTTGAGCGAGGAATCGGCGCATCTCCACAAGCCCGTGGAATCGTAACGAAGGCCACCGCCTTTGAGGTTCAAACGGTCCAGCAATACACTGAGTCTGACTTCGGAATGCATGCGGCACTCAAGGATGAGTGGCTCGCCGGTATTATCCGATTGGTTCTTCGTGCAGTTATTGCGGCCATGCATGACCGTGGTGACTCTGCGGGTGCATTTGATGACCAGAATGTTGCGCTCGCCGAGGTTGGTGCGATTGAAGAGGAACGGGAGGCTACGCCAGAAGAGGAAGAGGAGCAGCTCGAGGCTTCTGGTTTAGCGGAAGACGCTGGTGAGCCCGCGCCGTTTGTTGATGAAGAAGCATACGACGAGATTGGTGAGCAAGAAATCAATGAAAACGTGACGGTCATTGAAGAGACTCCTCTCTTGCTCCGTGAAAGAAACGAAATCGTTCGCGTAGAGATGCAAGACCTCGATGCTGATTTTGAGATTTCATTTGTCGAGGGTGGCCGCACCCCGCTGTCAGACACAACAATGCAGCAGAACCTTGTTGGCCTCATGGAGCCCTACACACAACTTTGGATGGCTGTGCAGAAAGGCGGACCAATGGGTACGCTTGCGCTTAACTATATGAAAGTATTGGCAGAACGGTTCGACCTTCCTCGGGATCTGCATCCTGAAGAGCTTCAAACGAAGGCCGAGCAAGCGGCTGGGGTTGAGCCAGAAGCTTCAGGGGAGGAGCAGGCCCTTGCGGAGCAGATGGGAGAGGCTCCTCCGAGTGAGGCTCCTCCGGGTGGTCCTGAAGGCCCAGCCGTTCCCTCAGAGCAAAGCATGGGTCAGATTCTCCAACAGATTCAACAGATGCCGCCAGAAGAGCAGATTATGGCCCTAAAGGCCCTATTCCAAGACGATCCAGCCGTTCTTCAGGCGATTGAGAAGCTTGAAACACTTCCCCCAGAACAACAACAAGAGGCAATTCAAATGATGCTTGGAGGCGCAAATGCCCCTGTATGATTACAAATGCACCGAATGCGAAGAAGTTACTGAAGTTCTTGCATTTATGAGCAGTAAGCCCGATACCGTTGACTGCCCTTCTTGCTCGTCGGTTGCTAAGTTTTGCTTCATTGCTCCGGTGAAGAAGAAAAAAGAAAAGAAGACCATGGAGTTTAAGCGCCCCCGCCTGACCACTCACAAGTTCTTTTGCTCTGAGTGCAATACCCAGTGGACTGAAGTTGTAGAGCGGGATGTGGATCCTGTTCCAGAGGGTGGCCGAGACTGCCCTAAGTGCAAAGCTCACGCGACATGGATGCCGTCTTGCAAAATCGATAGGTTTAGCGAGACCTTCCCTTATTATGACCGTGGTCTCGGGGTGATGTTACAGAACAAGCAACACCGCAGAGACATCTGTAAGGAGAGGGGCCTTACTCCAGTTGAGGGTGACTGGGATGTTGAAAGCGAATATTCAAAGTGGGACAGTCGCGTTGATCAAGAAACCAAAGAGTATGAACAATACTGCGAAAGGCTTGACAAAGACCCCGCATTCAAAGATTTTAGAAAACAACAAGACTTAGGTCTTATCTAAGGAGTATCAAATGCCAGTAGATCCTAAAACCGGAGAGAACCTGCCATATCCAGGTGAACCCGGATACGATCCGAACGACCCACGACAGCAAGCGGCAATGGAGGCAGAAGCAATGCCTCCTGGTGGCGAAGCAATGCCTCCTGGTGGCGAAGAGATGCCGATGGAAGGTGAGGTAGAAGAAGTCGATCAGATGATGGCTGATGATGCAGCAATGCGTGCTGATGCAATTGCAGCCTCTGCCCCGGAGCCTTCTAAGCCGTACACTGTTCGGGCGATTCAGACTTTGGTTGATCAGTTTAACGATACTATTGATGCTCTTGGTGGCGAGGATCTTCCAGAGGTTGAGTTCATGTCCCCCGAGGGAGAGAAGCGCTGGGAGCAGCCCCTTCCCCCCTCTGTATTTGTACCACTTGTTGCTCTCACCGAATCTTTGAAGCTTATTGGTGGCGGCGAGTACCATGAGAAATACGGATTTGATCCAATGGAACTGACCGATGACACGGCTCTTCGGAAGGCTTCAGGTCAGCTTGGCCGCATGGCTAAAGACAAGGATCTTTCTGATATGATGCAACAACCGATTGGTGGTGCTGAACAAGACGCTGAGATGCCCGAGGAAATGCCCCCTCCCCCTGGTGGTTTTTCTGATGAAGACGACATGCTCGCAGCAGAGATGTGATTGGTTGCTATAAATCGAAACTAAGTGTTAGAGTCACTTTATGTTTGTGACAAATTTTGGAGAAAAACATGGATAATGCCGAAGTTGGGTCGGTTCCCGTTGAACCTGTAGCAGATCAGACCGAGAACCTTGCGGACTTGGTTGATGTTGCTGCAGAGCCTGTTGATGTTAGTGCGAATGATTCAGTCGATACTGGTCAGCCCACATTTAAAGCCCTGGATGCGCAGCTTGATTCAATCGATGAGCTTAAGCACGATGGCTTCTACAAGGACATTACAGAAGATCACATCAAAGAGCTTCCAACTGTTGCTCGCCGTATTCTTCACAACTTTCGCATTGATAAAAAGCTCCAAGAAAAGAACCACGCCTCTGAAATCAGTAAGATTAGCAGCAAGATTGAAGAGCGCGAGGCCCGCCTTGCAAAGATGGAGCGAGAGTTTGCTCGTCGCCAGGCGGAGTTTGCCGCAGTCGCAGAAGATCCAAAGCTAAAAGCTATCCTTGATCAGCCTTCAGATAAGATGCCTGACATCTTTACCGAAGAAGGGATCAACGCAAGAATCCAAAGAGGTATCGCAGAGGGGGTTCGCAACATCCTCAAGCCGATGCAAGAGTCAGCACAATCAAAAGCAAGAGAGACAGCCTATCTCGATTTTCTCGAGAAACATCCTGAGATGAGGAACACAGAGTTTAAGTCTGAAGTAGCCCGAATGGTTCGGACCAGACGAGACACTGGGGATCCAATCAAAACTCAGGATGCATATCAATTGGTAAAAGCCCGAAGAATCCTCGCTGAAAAGCAGGCAAAGGCATCCCGTGAAACCAAGGCCCGTGCGCAATCAGCTCGGCGTATTGGTTCAAACACCTCCCGTGGTCGTCCAGGGGAAGAGGGAATCCCAAAAGACGTTATGAAGCGTGGCGCTAATGCTATCGCTAATTGGCTACAATCAAACCCTGAAGCTGCAAAGAAAATTTCAGCGACCTTCTCTTAATTCAAACTTGAGGCCCCAAAATGGCAACTACCGCCCTTACTATTGGTAATGAACTTCTTTCGACGACGATGCACGTCCTCATGAAGGAGTGGCGCGACGGTGTACACGAATCCGTTGCGTTTCTTGAAGCGCACGACCGTGTTCACGGCGCTGGCAACCCCACCCAAGCTGGCGGAACGCGAATCGTTGTTCCTCTTGGCTTTGGTGAGCACTCCACCACAACCCGCCTTCAGACTGGTTTCGAGCGCATTGACCTGAGTGTCTCCGATGTGTTCGTGCCTGCAGTCTACAACTGGGCTCATGTTGTGCGCCCTGTTGCGATTTCTTCTGAGGAAGAGTTCATCAACCAAGGCGACGCGGCTGTGCTCTCTATCCTTGAGTCTCGCGTGAAGATGACTGCAAACGCTCTCAAGCGTGAGTTTGTCAAGCAGATCGTAGACGGAAGCCAAACCGGCTGGGAAGACTGGGGAACCTTAAACGGTGTCGATAACACTGCCGGATACCTCGAAGAGGGTGCTGTGGGAACGGGTCAAACCAACTCTGTTGGTGGCGTTGCCAAGAACACCTACTCGGACAAGACTGGTTGGAACAACCAGATCTTTGATGGTGCTGGTTCCTTCAACGCTAACGGCCTGGCTGGTCTTTATGACCTTCTTGTCGAGATTAACGCTGTGAGCCCCAATGGGCCCCCCAACGTGATTCTTGCTTCACGCGCAGGCTTTAAGAACTTGAAGCGTGCCCTGTCTGCTCAAGAGCGATACGTCGATCAGAGCAAGCTTGACGGTGGCCGGATGGTTCAGTTGTGGGACGGCATCCAAATCGATGTCGAGTACAACATGCCTACGGCTGGTACGACCACTGGAACTGATCCAATCAGCTTCTACTTCCTGAACCTGAACGACCTTCACGTCATGTGGGATCCGAAAGGATACTTCGACCTGTCCGACTTTGAGACTGTGTCTGGTGAGTACGATGTCCGCGCTGCGAAGCTTCGTTGCCGTGGTCAGCTTATCGCTAAGCACCTTGGCTCTAGCGGTATGGCATTTGACCTGGAAACGTTCTAATATACCTTTGACAGGGGCCATTCCGGCCCCTGTCTTTTCATCGCCATAAATATCGAAAGAGCGGAGGATATTAAAAAATGGCAATTCATAAGATTGATGGTGGCCCTGGTGGCGAAACCAATCATTTTCCAAAAAAGTTCGTAACTCTCTACACTGCAGCAGGCATCGCCATTGCTAAAGGTGACTGGGTTGCGATTGATCTTGACGACTCCACAAACGGTCTTGGTGCCTCTGTTGAGCAAAGCACAGTGGCGCTTCCTCAGTTGGTGTTTGGTGTTGCTACTGAGGCGAAAGCACTCAACGACAGTGGAAACATTCGAGTCCAGGTTGCTGGATACTACGGCCATGAGGATGGCTCTTCGGCAACTCTCGCAGCAGGCGAGGGTGCAAACGTAGAGACCAGCGTGGCTGCAGGAGACTTTATCGTTGCATCCCTCACGACTGCAGGTCGGGCTCAAGAAGTCGATAACAATGCAATCGTTGTCGGAAACAGCCAAGCAAATATCCAGACTGCAATGCGAATTGCTCGTGTTGGTATTGCTTTGGAAGCCGCTGGAGCTAACAACTACGGCGCAAACGAGACCGGCGTTATGATCATTGACCAGGGTTACTTCTAGTCATAGAACTCCCACCTCGGGGTTCCCTTAGCCCCACCCTTCCGGCGACTGGGGCTCCCAACTCCCAGTCGCCGGTTTTGTTTTTGTGAGGGCTCATGAACTTTAAAGAAATCAGGGAAGAAATAAACTCTGCCCTTGACTACAACCCAGACCTTTCGGCCTATAAAGACCAAGCCTCTCGGGTAATTAATCGAAATTACCTGCAGATTAGCAGTCAGCATCAGTGGCTTTTCTTGCAAGATCTTAGGTCGTTTCAGCTAAAAGCTACGATTAGCGGAACAACAACGAGCATCAACGTCACCATTGATGCCAGTAATCTTAGGCTTGTGACGGCTGCTTCAGGCACCCCTTTCTCTGAGGAAATGGAAGGCCAGACCTTTGTTGCCCCTGATGGGACAGAGGTCGATATCGTAAGGGTAGCAACCGCAACAACTCTTTACCTTGCGGCTGAAGTCTCGGCGGCTGCTGCAAGCGCGAGTTGGACTATTCGCTTTGATAGATATGCTCTCCCAAGTGACTGTGTCGAGGTTCTTGGGGTGATGTCTCGAGAAGATGAGCGTGGTCGCCTTAGCTTTGTAAATATGCGAAAAGAAGAGGAGCAGTTTCTCGATAAGGACGTGACGGGCGATCCCCTTGTAATGATCGAGGAGGAATCGAATGAGTTTCAACGACCCCCAGATCAAAAGCCCTCGCTTACCGTAGACAATAGCGGAAGCACAAATGCTCTTGCCGGAGATGTAACCTATCAATATTGCTATACGATTGTGTCTCAGGGCCTTGAGAGTGCGCCATCGTTGGTTTCTGAGGCAACGACACAAAGCAGTACATCGTACCAAACCATCACTGTTAGCAACCTGGAGGACTTGAGGTGGTCATCTGACGGATCAACCTACAGGGAGTCTGGAAAGAGGAAATACCTTTACAGGCGAGACAAGACAAACGGCACTCGGTGGGTGTTGGTTGCCAAGATTGACGCGACAACAACAAGCTACACCGATGAGACCGTCTTGCCGTCATCAACGTCTGGAACGAGCACATACGATTACGATCAGGTGGTTAACTTTTATGACTCAGGTCCTCGTCAATACGTCCGATTTTGGTGGACGGCATCTTCCGACAAGACATTTGAGATCCGATACATGCAGAGACCACGAAGAATGTCTGCCGACTACGATGTCCCAGCGTGGCCTGTTCAATATCACCACCTCCTTGTGTACAAGTCTTTAGAGGACATTTGTCTTCAGAACGGAATGGCTACTCACAGCCAGCTTTATTCAAGAAGGGCGGATGAGCTGCTCCTTAGAATGAAACAGAAGTATTTGAGCCGTTCAGATAGAATGTTTGTGCGAAGAGGGTTCGACAAGGATCTTCTTGAGGCTGAGCGCTGGGGTATTCCTACAAAGGTTTAGTAATGAAAACTGCTACATTTCAAGTCGCCAAACTTCGGGGCATCGAACAACGATGGCACCCAGAACCGGGTACTGCCGACCGCATCAGGGACATGACATGGGACCCAAAAGACGGTTGGAAGGATTGTGGTGGATCAATTGAAATTGCTACTACTTCATCAAGCAATGAGGCAGATAACTTGGCGGGGTCTGGTTCTGCTGCTTCCTACTCTTCTTCCCAAAAGAATCCGTTTGAAAACCAAGGGGAGATCATTAGTATTCACTGGTTTGCGCAGCACAATGGCGCAAGACAGTGGCTGATGTGGGAGGATGCAGACGGGCTGCTAAAGTATTTCAACGGTTCTCTTGCGGACAGAACAGGGACACAGAACCCTTGGACGACAGTGGTAGACATCTTCGGTAATGACTTGCCTGCTCGAAAAGTCTTGTCTACCCCGTATGCAAGAACACAGTCCCAGACATGGGGCGGAAGGATTTATTTTGCTAACGGCTACGACGAGGTCATTGTATTTAATGGAAATCATGTAGAAAAAGCAGGATACACATCAAGACCAACACCGCCCTCCGCAACGGCTCTAAATGGAATGGGCTCTGACGGTGTGCATGCTACTGTTTTTTATTCGAATGGAAACGACGTTAACCCCAAGGAGTACCATGACCTCGAGGGCGTTGGTCTTGGTGGCCAAAACATGGACGCAGACTCGGTAAAGGGATCCATCCTTGCCAGTAACACCAATGGCGTAGATTTTGGAAAAAGAAAGTGCGGCTATCGCTATAAGGTCACTTACCTAAACAGCCGTGGAGCAGAGTCTGCACCATCAGACGCCAGCGGTCTTTGTTTTTTTGAAAACGGAGGGGCTTTTTATAGCTTGGATAAGTGGTGGACCGATACCTTTTCTAGGGTCAACGAAGACGGAAGAACCTTTGTAAGCGTAGACATTCCAAAGGGCCCGCCAGGCACTGTTGCGAGGAGGATTTACCGTACAAGAAGTCTTTATAATTCTTCGAGCGAGCTAACCTCCAGGGGGCAGGGCGATGATTTTTATTTTTTAGATGAAATCCAAGACAACTACACAACGATTTTTGAAGACGGGAAGCCTGATCAATACCTTGGTCCACTTTTATTAGAAGATGACTTTGGCCCGATTCCTTCTGGAGTCACGATGATGGCCTCATTCAAGAACACCATGTTTATGGCTGGTCATTCTGGAAGCGAAGTCGTCTATAGCGCCCCGTTGCTTCCAGAGATTTTCCCTGTGGACAATGTCTTTTTTATTGGAGACTCAGACGAGGGGCCGATTACCGGCATGTACTCTACAAAAAATGCGCTCGTTGTGTTTAAGCAAAAGGGCGTTTATTTGATAAAAGGAGACCCGCTGAACGGATTTGACGCCGTAACCCTTACCAAGGACGTTGGGTGCGCCTCTCCTAAAAGCATCGCAGAGCTTCCCGGTATTGGTCTTGTCTTTCTTTCAGAAGACGGAATCTACCTTCTCAAAGGGGCCCTGGAAAACACAGGAACTCCCACCGGCATCGTCAATATCGGAACACCTATTCCAGACTTACTTAAGAAGCTCAATACGTCAGCACTGCTCAATGCGTGTGGGACCATTTACCATAAAGACAAAGAGTACTGGTTGGCGGTGCCGACGCTTGGATCGGAAAAGAATGATCTTGTTCTGGTCTACCATTACGAAGTGGGAGCATGGAGCTATAGAGAGAACTTTCCAATTGGATGCATGGTGGAGTCTAGAGACCACAGAGGGTATTTGTTTTATGGAAGCAATGCGTCTGGCGCTGAAAGCGAAACAAATCCAGGCGTTACAGCGCAGGGGGTCTACGCCTACAGTCGTGGGGCTAAAGCTCGAGGGCACTTTTACTCAGGCCCATACGCCACATCAGATATTCGCAAGGTTCGCCCGCTTTATGAGACCTCTTCGATTGATTTCGGCAGCGTGTACACAAGTGTCCAACCGGCTCACGTTATCGTGTATGCCGTCGCATATGGCAACAACGATCTTCAGCTTAACTACCGTGTAAACAGGGCCGTCTCTCAGCTTAGATCTTCAGAACAAAGCTCTGACCAGCAGGACCCAAATGATCGCCAGTCTATTTATGGGGCCGTGAGTGACGCAGAACGCTCAAACACATATCCTCCATCAATACCTGCAACATGGGGGCCCAATAATGCCAACGCTGGGTATTGGGCTAATGCCAGGCCGGTTCCAATTCGGTTTGACGTAAGCGCTGCTTCTTCTGGACCAGCCCGAGAAATGCAATTCACTTTTTCTCCCTACAGCCGACAGATTCAAATCGTTGGTTATGACATTGAAGTGAAGCTCGGAGAACAGAGAAATATCAAGCCCCTTAATGAGGCGCTTGCCACATCAAGGAGATGACATGGCTTGGAAGTATAGGCAGGAGTTCCATGAAGAGGGTGATGCCATTATCCCAGACGATTGGATTGAAAACCAAAACGAGTTTGTGTCCGAGTTCAATGGGTTTCTGGACAGGGATAACTTTAGAGACAACGGGTTTAGTAGGCACAATGGCGTAAGCACCTCGTCTGATCAAAACGCTCTGCCGGTTGTTGCCGCGAACACATTCAATGATTTTTATGTATACGCTAAATCGACATTTACCGTGCTTGATCCGTCTGAAGAGTCGGTACAAATGCTGGATCTTGGAGGAGACAAGGAGTCTGTTGGGTGGAGTTCCAAGGGCGTCGCGTGGAGAACATCTGCACTATCGTACCCCTATGATGACGACGCAGAGACGCCGGAATTAGACATAACCCTGTCAGACGGTGGCCTCTTTATTGTGGAGTTTTCTGCCAACTTTAAGTGGTTTGGAAGGGATGAGTATCTTCAGAAAGACGTAAACGGAAACCCAGAAGCAGCCTGGGGCGGGATTCACAATCCATCATGGGGTGATGGTTCTGAAGGACACCTTTGGGATGTTTATGTTCCAGACGATGACCCAAATGACCGGGTGGGACCGAGGCGCATGTTCGCCTGCATAAAGTTTAGAGTTGTATGCAACGGTGGAATTATTGCTGAGTCTGGTTGGTACGCGAATCATGTCCAGCGCAACTCTGTGTATCTTGTCGGAGCGGCCCCGGTAACGGCTGGAAACGCGCAAGTTAGGGTTGAATATAAGCTTGCGTATGTTGATAATCGTATTCCGGGTGAAAGCATAGAAAGAGCCGGGGTAATTCAGCCTGTTCGTATGTTCGAGCGTGAACTCATCGTCAACCATAGGAAGCGGTAGCATGTCGAGAGTAAACATTAAAGACATCAACCCCGGAAACGTTCTCGATGTAGCGGATGTTGGGGACACAATAGATTCGTGGGTTTCAGCCACAACTCCAACAGGAAACGCCGCCGTTGATGGGGGTATTGGTTCAGACAACATTCGAGACGAGGGGATTGATCGGCGCATGTTTTTGCTTAGAGACGTTGTCACTACTGGTGGCAGCACTGAAAGCAACGCCGGAACCAATACGAGCGGGCAGACCGAAAGCAGTGGCTGGGACTATATTGTCCAGGGTGGGCGGTGTGACGGTCAATGGGGGATATACAATCCAAATACCAGCACTTCTTCTACTGATACAATCATTGGGCCCCTGACGTATAGCTCTGCGGACAATCACATGATGATTATTCGGTATTCTTTAGATATCGCAGAGGCTCCGAGCTTTACCAAAGCTATTGGCGATTATTGGGGTTCTGGGGGATACTCTAAGTCGTGGAACATGAAGACTAAGATTCAGACCCGCCTGGTCTGGATTGAGTCCTCTTCGCGCCCAACAAACAGCTCTATCTGGAACGTAATGCCAGTAACAAGAAGGGTTATCCAGATGGGGCCGTTTGGGTTTCAGGCACCTATTGCGGAAAGCGACGACCAACTTGGTCTTCCAAACCTGGATACGTCCACATACAACCACTGGTTGAATAGCCCTGATGATGACAACTATTCCCAGGCTGCTGGCATATTTGCCGACAAAACTCGACTGCGCGGGAACATCTGCGCAAGCCACGTTTTTGATTCTGTGAACATGATGTCGAACGCTGGAAACTTTCCCTCAAGTGGTTCCGCTGGTACACACCGTCGCACCGGCTACCACACGTCGGGCTTTACTACCACTAACACTACGACGCTTTGGATTGGCTTGCAGGTAAGGGTTGATGGTTGGGACGATAACGATTCGGCGAAGGTCGCAATAAACAATGCAAGCCTTATCGCTAGAACCTTTGTGAGGTAAAACATGCCAATTCAACCACCAGCAAAACCTGTAGATGGAGATGAAGTTCAAATTAGCTTCTTCAATGATGTTTACACAGAGAGCGAGGTGTACCTCAACAAGGCTATTAAGCCATTTGCAGACTTTAAGAGTACCGCTACCGGCACAAGCCCGGTTGTCAAAACGCGCCACATTTACAAGCCTGATTTTTATGGAAGCCCTTCTACTAGGTGTGAAGCGGTAAGTAGTGAAACCTACTGGAGGCAGTTGGGCCACGGTATCGAGTACACATCGTTTCACCATCCAACAGCTAGCACCTCAAAAACAAAAAGATCGACGAATGGCTGGGTTCCGGTGAGGAACCTTGGGGCTACGATACACATTCAAGAAAACAACACACCCGTGACCATCCTTTCCAGTTTCTATGCATACGAAATGGGTGGCGCTTTGGAGGGGTGGGGAGACGGTGTTACCAATTCTACAGGAAGTGGAAGCTACAGAGCGCTTGGCACGTCACTTGACGGAAAGCTTGAAATGGAGTGGTGCGCCGAGTTCGTTCTTTTTATTGATGGAGCCCGCGTAGACTACACCGACCGATTCTTGTACGCATCTACGGCTTGGCAGCACATGCACTCCAGAAAACAGTTTTCTATTGTGTATTCAAAGACTCTAAGCGCAGGCATTCACCACATAAACATTATGTGCAACGTGAGGTCCTTGAAGGGAGCGCCTGGAATGGGGGCGGACGATGAAGCCAGCTCAGGGTCTATCATAGCGCCTACTGGCATAGAAAATGTTGATGGACTTCGTGGCTACAGAAACACGGCGCAATCCCAAAAAAGGTTCCCTTCCGCAGCCTGGAAACACATCATGGTTGGCGGCAGGAGTCTTATTGTAGATGTACACGCGCTATAGTTAGTATAAAAGCACTCATACTTCATAGGATAAAGAGAAAAACATGGGACTTCTCAGTAAAAAACGATTGAACAACATCCGCAAATTTTGGAACAGCAACTACAGAGGACAGAGCCTTGTTCCTCAACTTTTGAACCATATCGACGCGCTCGAGAAGCAGTTGAAAGACGGTGAGATTAAGGTTCGAGTTGGAGCAATCGAGGCAACTATCGATGCTGGTCCAGACGGTAAGTTCGGAACAAAGGACGATGAAGTTAAACTCAAGCGTGCCCCCCGAAAGAAGAAGCCAGCAGCTAAGAAGAAGCCAGCAGCTAAGAAGAAGTGATCTATGGCTAAAGAAGCGCCAGAAATAGAGAGAGGTAAAGCAACAGCCGCAGGGGCCACTATAGGTGCGCTGGAGGGGATTGGTCCAGCAGCCTCAACGCTTGCTGCTACTACAGCGGCCCTTCCTATACCTGGAGCCCGAATCGCAGCTGGCATGGTGCTCGTTGGCGCTGCTATCAAGGGCGGGATTGAAGGTTATCAGGATGCAGAGTCAAGGCGCTTGGCGAAGATTAGAACAAGCGCGATCAAAGAAGACAACCAAGCTCTAAAAGCAGCAAAGTCTGCGTCCGCTAAGAGGTCTGGCGGAGAACCGAAACCAATTAAGTCCTCGGACGATCAGTTGTTGATGGAGTCGATTGGCGGAAACACGGCCTATGACGCCCACCAAAAGCAAGTGTACGGGTAGGAAGAAAAATGGCTAGAAGAAACAGAAATAATGAGCTTACTATCTCCACTTTGGATGAAGATGACGACGACATCCTTGGGTCGCTCTACGACGATGATGATTACTCTAGCTCAGCCTACGCCAAGATCCTTGCCTCAAGGGATCCAACGATTGCGGCAGCGCAAGAACTGCAAGAGGCTAAGAAGAAGAAAGAGGTTGGCCGAACAACTGCCGTCCTTTCGGGGGTTGACGCCCTTGCGAAAGGTCTAAGCTTAGCCTTTAGCCCTAAGGCAACATATGCGCGTCAACGAAGAAGAGAGATCCTACAAGGAGAGGACACAACCTTCGAAAAAACATTCCGCCAAATGCAGCCAGCCCTTTCAGCATCCGATGCTGCCATCGAAGCCAAGCGTGGGCAGACGGAAGCGGCAGGAGGAGAGGGTGGAAGCCGAAACCTGAAACGACGGGTCATGCTTGACAGGGAAGCCGATAGGCGCTCACAAGCCTCAAGGGCAGAAGCGGCTAAGATCGCAAGCGAAGCATCCGAAAGAGCAAAGGCTGCAGCCCAGAAAGAACTCGCTTCTATTGCTGCCTTCTTTGGTGACAGTTGGGGCTTGTTCCTTGATGGCCTAATGAAGTCTGGGGCCCAAATTATGTCGGCGGTTGGTGCGCAAAAGGCTTACCAAAGAACACAGGATCTGCCAGCTTTTCAGGCCCAAATGAAAGAAGCGTTTGGTGGCGAGATGTCTGAATCAGAACTTGCGTCACTTACTCGGGTCATGTCTGGAATGAGCCAGGATGAGGTTGATAAACTCGAATCCAGGTTGAAGGAAAGCGGCTTCGCTAACTATGAGCCGCCAGCCCCCGCTGCTGATGCTGCCCCCGCTGAGACTCCTGCTGAGACTCCTACTGGGACTTCTGCTGAGGAGGCTGCCCCTGCTGAGGAGGCTGCCCCTGCTGAGGAGGCTGCCCCTGCTGAGGAGGCTGCCCCTGCTGGGCCAAAAGGGGCTCCAGCCAACACGATGGCACAATACCTCCCTAGCCGAACCGAGGGCAATGCGTTCCGAGCTTGGTTTAGGGAGAACCACCCAGATAAAGCGGACGAAATCGACCTGTCCAATACAGGCAGACATAACAACAGCTACATAAGAAAAGCCTGGGAATACGCGGGTCAGGATTACTTAGATCAACTGGAAGCTAAAACCCCTGCCGTCACTGAGGGCGGAACTGAAACCCCTGCCGTCACTGAGGGCGGAACTGAAACCCCTGCCGTCACTGAGGGCGGAACTGGCGAAGGGGCCCCCGCAGGGGAAGCCGCTTTAGAGGTGTCTCCACAAGACGCGAACTCGCAAGAAGGCGCAGCGGTTATCGAGGCCGTCCAAAACGTTACCGAGGAGGAGGCTAAAGCAGCCAGGGATCTTCTCGACCAGCGACAAAGGGACTTGTCTGGAACCCCCGTTGAGGGTGAAGAGGATGGTGGGTTTTTACGCAATGTCTCTGACAGGTTCTCTCAATGGAGAGAAGAAAGGCGTGCTCGTCGCGAGCGCTCAGATAGAGCTAATGAGCTTCTTGATAAAGCAGAAAAAGAAGAGGCTCAATTAGAGCGCTACATGGACTCACAAGAAATGTCGGAAGATGAAAAGGAAAGCTTCCGAGAGTTTATGACCAGGCACCTACCCGATGATGACCCAAGAAAATATCGCAGAGAAGCTTCCGAAGAGCCGCCTGCTGAAGAGCCGCCTGCTGAAGACGCATTTGCTGGATTTCTGGGTGCCCACAAGACAGATACTACTGATTGGACGGGACGCCCTCTTACCAGGGAAGAGATTGCGCTCAAACAATTGGAGGCTTTTAGGAGGGGTACACCCACCCCGGAAGAGTTCCATGCAGACTGGGGCACTACTGACTACGACGATCTTGATGTTGAGCAGCCGCTCACCCAGGAACAAATAAAAGCGAAGCAGCTTGATGCGGCCATGAGGGGCAGCCGTGAGCGAGATCCTGATACCATAGATGCCGCTGAGCCCTCTTGGGCAAAGACGGACTACGAAGAACTTGATGTCGAACAGGGAACAGCGCCTCCTGGTCCTGACAACAAGATTCTTTCAAGCCAGATTCCAAACCCAGAAGCCGCCTATGAGTACTTCAAGACTGGTGCCATCGAAGAGGAAAGCCCGGCGAGGTATCTTGATGCCCTTCGGATGGCCGGAATGGCTGCCGTGAGGCAGGGTGACATCGATACACACGGTCGAATCTTAGATGAGATTGCTCGAATCGAGACCCCAGACCCAGCAAATCCGTGGCCTGCAAGTGAGATTCAAGAGCAGGGACAGGCTTACCAGTTCTACCGTGCTGGAGCTATCGCGAAGGACAGCCTTCCAAGGTATTTGGGAGTGCTTCAGTTGGCGGCAATGGAGTCCATGAAAGAGGACGACCTTGATACTCAAATGCGTATTTACGATGAGATTGATAACGTTCAGGCTCAAATCCAGATGATTCAATCCATCATTCCAAGAATGCCGAGGCCGTAATGCCTCGCATTGGAAGCACACGAAGGCGGAGGGTTCAAGACTACTCTTTAGACCAATTGTCTGACGAGATTCGTGATCGTGTTCTCACATCTGACTCTGTACGCGCTGAACATATTGAGGTTGGCAGTCTTCGTGGTCAGTTGCCTGGTTCGTCGATTTCGTCTTTAAGTGGAGAAAAGATTACGCCGGAGTCTATTTCAGAGTCGAGGCTTTCTCAGCTTCTTCAAGACAAGATCAACTTGGCAAAGGATCTGGCTACACAAGCTATTGGCTTGGCGTCCTTCAAGTTTCAGCAGCAAATCGATGACCTTGAGGGCGCTCTTGCCGCACGCATTGAACGCGCCGCTGCTCTTGCTTCCAGCGCCATTCAGCCGGGCGCTCGTGCTTTTTTGCATTCCTTGAAAGCAAATACCGCACAGTTTGGCTTCACCGTTATTGCTGCGGATACAACCATCACCTCAACCCAGGCGACTTTCTACAATGTCTCAACCGGCGGCGGCGATGTAACGATCACCCTTCCGAGCGCTACGACGTGCCAAGGCTTGATGTTAGGGTTCAATAAAACCTTGTCCGCAAACAGTATGATTCTCGATGGGGCGGCCTCTCAAACCATAAACGGAAGCACCACAAAGTCATACGGATCTCAATATGACGCGGTTGTAATCATATCAAACGGTAGCAACTGGAATATCATATCAAACAGATCTTGATGAGACATTACGGCTCTCGTCTTATAGAATCAGACTGAACGAGGTTTCTATGTCCTACGGTGTCTCGCCACTCTTTAGTCCAATTTACTTCCCCCAAGCTAGCCTGGCTTCTACATACATGGCCTCGTATTGGAAGGAAGCCCAAGAACAATACCGTGAAGAAAGGAAGGCGTTGCTCCGTGCCTTGGACACAAGAAGTCTTCGGATTGTTGCCGCTAAGGCTCAAGAGTCGCTGGATGAAACCCTTCGGTTTATGACCGAGCTTCAGCAAAAACAGGTAGAAGAAAGAGGGTTGGTCACCAGAACTTGGCTGGATCAGAATGCTCAAAACATTCGAAACTATCAAGACGCACAAGCCTCGATTTCACAATCTCGGATTACACAGGTTGGGGGGATTGAAAAGCAAAGGCTTACTTCTCAAAGAGAGCTTCGAAGAGCTACGCAGCTTAGTGTCGAAGCAGAGACAGCTATAGCCCAAAATATTGCCAAGACGACGCCCCACAGGGGCCTTAGCAGACAGGGTTGGAGCGACCTGTGGGTAGATGAAGACAGGACACCTAGTCAAATGCCAGCGAAATGGACCGAGCAGGGCCTCAAATATGAAGCCTATTTGGCAGACATTGAGAACAAAGAGCGAACATCCGATCCCGTAAGAGAGCAGTATTTGGCTGTTCGTCTCTGGGAAGAGGCTGTGGAGAAAGGCGATCTCGCTGGGGCCTCTCGGGTTGCCGCGCTTGCGACTGGGCGAACAGTTGAAAACATTCCGGTTCTAAGGAATGGACAGGTTTACCTTCGAACAGATCTTAGGCGATGGTTTACTGATTTGTATGGCCCGATAACTACGGCAGACACGGCGGCGTCGAGAAGGGTTATTTCAAGAACAGGCGGTGTAAGTCGTGCCGATATGCCAGGTTTAGATGAAGTAATGACTATGTCTGGCCTGGACAAAAACGTTGATTTGTCCCAGTACCGAACCAGAGCTGACGAGCTTAGGGAGCTAATCAGGGGCTACCAGCGGGACATAAAGGGGCAAGAGCAGGCCGCAATGATGGTTGTTTCTGGCACTGCCGGATTGAGTCCCTGGACATCGGGCCCAAAGTCAATGGTCCCGGCTACGCGGGTAATCGACACTCTTGGGGGTTTGCTGCGTAATGACCGGCCAACAGCCAAAAGAGTTCTGGACGAGGTAACTCGCGGTAACTTTGACGTTAACGTGCCTCTTGCTACATTTACTACTTGGGCAGAAGATGCGATTCAAGCCAGGGTTTCTGGTACTGGAACCGCAAAACAGGGTCGTCTGGGAAACAACGTTTTAGATTACCTGTCCGCTGAGCTTTCAGCTATTGCTCAAGAGGCGAAGAGGGCGGCTGACGTTCAGCAGGTTGAAAATGTACGAAAAAGGTTTTTGAGTCTCGGAGAGTCTATCAACAGCCCCCTTGTCCAGGGCCAGCTTGTTGGAATTCAAACAGCAAAGGGGAGAAGCCTTAGTGATGTTTTCAGCGGAATCGAATCAAGCATAGGTGTTCAAGGAATGGATGTGGCTCAAAACATCCGAATCGGCGCAAACGGAATGAGCCGCCTAATATCTAAATCCCAAACATCAATGCCTGAACAGCAGTCCGAGCTTGCCTGGCTTCCCTACCAATACGAAGACAGGCTTTCTTCTATGTCAGACGCAATGGCTTCGGGCGATACTCAGTCTTATGCCCAGCAAGCCGAGCAGTTTAAATTAGATCTTGAGCCGCTGTCTGCGGATCTTGCTGGCGACGCCGGAGTTGCTATTCGAGATCAGATCGGTGTTGCAGAACAAAGCGGCGACTACGACACGCTAAACAAACGGATGGAGGAGCTTAGATCTGTTATCCAAGACTGGATCAATGCTGCCGCCCAAGGCAATGCAGCTCTTACCCTGGAGGGTGACCTTGGCTGATACTGGTTTAGATTTAGACGCTTTAATGGATGCGTTAGACGAGGGCACCCCCCCTATTCCTCCCGCTGTAGATGTTCAACCTGCTGAGGTAGCTGATGCTAAAGACCCTGTTGAAGAAACTCCTACTGTCCCTGCTCCTGTCCCCGAGGGCGCTCCTTCTGTTAGTGGTCCTGCAGATGTTCCTTTAGGCACAGAAGTCCCCGCATGGTACACCCCTCCAGCAGGGCCGTTGGGGCCAGAGGTTCCCCCCTGGATGGAAGAGGAATACGCAGGGGAGGGGCCAGAAGAAGGCTGGGTTCCAAGCAAAGGCGGGTGGTCCGTATACAACGAAAACATCCTAAACAACCCAAATGCTTTGTCGGTGGTTAAGCAAGACGTTGGTCTTGCCGACTCGCTTCTTTCTGTTCAGACACAGTCTGAAATAGATTCTCTCAAGCCTCTGTTTCAGAGCTTTTATTCTCAGGTCTACGGCGGCAGTGCCCTGCAAGACTCTGATGGCCAGGCAACCCCAATGGGTTCCTTTCTTAGCTCTTATATGGATTTGCTTTGGGGTAGGGGGCATGTATATCACCCCGATTGGACCCCAGAGGGACAGACTGTTCAGCAGCCAGTTCCGAGAGGCACTACCGGCAGGACGGGAAAATGGGAAAGGGCTATTCGCCCATGGGACTGGTTTGATGCAGAGATTGGCGAGGTTAGTGCAGGGAAAAAGAAAGCACAGGCCGCCGAAATGCTTTCGTATATCAATGACGGAAACATGATGTCTGCAGGGCATGTGGGTTCAGGCTCTGAAGTCCAGTCTTGGTATAGCGACAAGCAAAGTGATCGTTTTTACACCTTTGCTTTTTGGCTTGAGGAGATGGATCGCAGGCTGACACATGACAACAAAACAGCCCTCTCAGAATACGAAGACATCATGAAGATGACAGAGAGGGGTGTAGAGCCTTCTGGGGGAAGGGGTCAGGTTGATGAGCTTAGAAGTAACTACGAGCGAAACTATGCTGCGCTAAGCTCTTTCAATCTACTTAAAAAAGCCTTTATTAGGTATTTTAAAACCCCTGAAACAATCGGTATAAATATTCGTGCGCGTGTTCGTGGGGAGCCGATGGGGCATGATTACGACAGCGCGGACGCTAAAAGTAGTTTTCGAAGCAGTGAAGAGCCGTCTAACTTTACAGGCGTTCTTGAGGGTGATTCCTATACGCTGTATCCGGTTTTTAAAGCACCTAAAACTCCGGGTCGGTTTCCAAACTACGAGGGCAGAATTCTGCCAGCCGGTGTGATGTCTGGGGGCGGCGGTCCTGGTGGTCTTTACCTTTCCCGATGGGGTATTGATGGCGCTCCGAAATTCGTTGCCGACCAGTACATGGAAGGAAGAAAAGCCCAGGTCGGCGCGGCTCTGCAGGACTTTTACGGGGAGCAATCGGGCTTTGACGAGTTCGCAAGAATTAACGAAATCGGCAATAAGATAGTAGGCTCTCTTCTCAAGGCGCAGCCCGAGTTTCATGATGTTGCTCTCGATGACTACCGAAGGAGTCTCGGCATTCTGGGAAGCAGCGCCGCATTGGGGCACTCGCTTTCCTTTGACCGCCGGGCTCTTGGCAGCGACGGGGAGTTGCGAAGATATGGCGCTTACAGGACTCCAGAGCTTGGAATGTATGGTGCCGCTGATGCTGAAGATGTAGCCGTTGGCGACTACACATACATTGGTGAACCGTGGGAAGCAGACGTGGATGCGATTCTTCCCGAGATAATGAACTTAACCGTTACTGAGGCTACCGTTCTTGTGCGAGGCATTAGGGCTGTTGCTCAGTCTTGGGAAAACCAGGGCGCTAGGCGAAGGTTAAATATTGACGGCCAACCGAATGCCCAGAAAGAAATCAACAAAATGTTCCAAAATGCTTATCTTTGGGATTCTGCTACACTTACCCACATTGCAGACATTATCGAACTTGAAAGAATGAATCATGTTCGGTTAGGTCACGTTCAGTATTAGTCTTGGAGAGATAGTGTCAAACGGGAACGACGACGACATTCTTCTGGAGGGAATGACTGGGTTTGCTGAAGAGCCTGTTCTTGGCGGCGGAGTTTACCGTGGAGAGCTTGATCTTACGGGTGAATTAGACACCTCTCCTGCAGAAATGTTCGAGGATGTTGATGTTGTCGGGTCTATTAGGGACTTTGAAGAAACTTACAGCAAAGCTGCAACACCCGTTACCTATATCGAACAAGAGCAAATAAACGATCAGCTTAGAGAAGCTATTGAAATGCAGCTAAGGTCTACCCGGCCTGGGCACGAAGATGACTGGTACAAAGAGCGGGTCGAGAAAAGAATTCATGACCTAAGCTTCGTCCATGCCAACTATGCTCCTGATCCTCCTGAGCTTCCAAGTGTTAGCTTTCTAAAGAACCTATACCAACAATACCCAGAGCAACTCAGGTCAACGTATCGACCAGATAGCTCGGTTGGTCGTGTTGTTTCCGCTATCAGCACCGACAAAACAGATGAACAAATCCAAGAACTGATTGACAAAACAACAGTCAGTGAATGGCCGAGCGAGTTTACCTGGGGTGGCGGTTTCGTCAACGCTATGCAGAGGGGCCTTAGCCGAAGGGTTATCGAGGTCGAGGCTGGCGCTGATAAGCCTGGAAGCGAGATGCGGTGGGAGCACGGTCGGAAAGTATCCAGAGAATACGAAGCCATAATGGATGACCAGGGCTGGGGGGCCGGTGTAGCCAGGATGTGGGCAAACGGTCCCAGCATGGATGAAAACGACGCCTATCGTGCGGGCCTGTTTCTCGATGAAGACGAGGCAACCGCACGAGAACTGGTTGTTTCGACGGGTCTTGGTATGACTTTTGGCGCTATGGTTAGGAGCAAGCTTGGGTACTTGCTTCCTAGGGCTGGCGTTTGGGGTAGACGCACTTTTGGCTTGAGGGGTGCCGTAAAAGGGGCGACAGCAGGATCTTCGGGCGGCCCTATCGGAATGACTATTGGCGCTGTTATTGGCGGTTTTGTTGGATACGGCGCTGGAAAGGTCTGGGGAAAAGTGGACGCTGAAGAGTTCTTCAAGCCCGTTCCTGCTTTCCCTCAAGACGAAGATGATGACGGGTGGTTCTTTGCCCTTCCAAAAGGCCTGGTAGATCTGTCTACAAGAACTCTTGTATTGACCGGCTTGGCGGACTCCGCTGTTGTTCCGATTATGGCCTCCAGCAATGAAGAGGCAGATCGCATGAGAGACATTATCGCGATGTCTCGGCCAAGCGAAGCATGGGAGTCTCTTGTTCATGAATATCGAACAGCCCGCGACTCTGGAAGGACAAGCGAGGAGCTAAGAGAAGAACTTAGGCCCCTCATGGGCGGCATGGTTAGAAACGTTGCGTGGGCCGATCTTCCCGACGCCGCACGCCATGCTGATAACCTCGACTTAGAAACCGCGATTGAATATGCGACAGCCAACAAAGACGTTGGAGATATCAACGCTCCTAAGTTTACCTTTCAATACTTTGTTGGTTTAGCTAATGAAGGAAATACCGGCAAAAAGGGTCTTCAAAGGGTCCTCCACAGCCTTCCTATTGGTCAGATTCTAAACCATGTCCCGCAGATTATTGTTGGTGACGAAAGCCGTCCTGGTTCGATTCCTTCCGTTGATACCTTCATTGACGGCGTCATGGTTGCGGCAAGAGACACTGAAGAAGCTTACGCGCTGACCGGAACGGACACAACTCGGGATCTTGCTACCGGCTTCGCCGAGTTGATGCTTGAAAGAAGAGAAGTGGGCGGCACGACTCGCTATGTGGAGAATACTCCTGGTAAGCTCTTTCGAGTTCTGTCTTCAGTCCCCGAGCTGTACATGGAGATGCGGCTTCCGTTCGACATCCCGCTAACGCCCGCGTCTCGTGACGCAAGGTACAACCTTGGTATTCGAGATCCTGATGTCGGATATTGGGCCAATTTCTTTTCTAATGTTGAGACGGGGGAGATGGGGCTTGCTCGCCATGTGACCGACGAGATGATTTCTCGTGGTGTTGACAGGCAGTCTTGGCAATACAGGGGAATCGCTACCGGCGGTGTAATGGCCGACTGGCTGGTGTACTGGGAGCGCCCAATTATTTCTGGAATCGGGATGCCCACAAGGGCTGGATTGCGAGGGTATGGCGCTTGGAAGCAATACAAAGACAATCCTCTACGATTGCAAGCAGTTACCGCCGCCCTTTCTCCGAGGCTTTACGCCTTTAGGAACAAAGTAGATGTTCAAAACACTCAAGCCTGGGCTAATGTTTCCCGGTTTCTTGGTGAGGACACGGGGCTCGAGGGCTTGCAGACCCTCAAGGGAGGGAAGGCTTCAGACGGCTCTGACGTTGTTCTTGGAGTTAGGGAATCCGGCATTGTAGACAGAATGATTGAGGCGATGGAGCAGGGAAAAAGCTTCGAAGACGCAGAGGCTTCTCTCCCCACCTACAGAGACCATGATTGGTATACAGTCCAAAGCCACTTGTTATCTGAAGGAGTGAAGAACGGAGTCATAAAGGGCGACGATGTCTGGGCTGTGGTTCCAAAGCCGATGAGAAGCCAAGTGATTCAGGTCATGGCTGCGGCTGGTATTGAGCCGTCTTCTGCCATTAGGGCTCTGAACCAGTACATCCTTAAGGCGAGAAAGATCAACCTTCATGCCATGGAGAAGCTCCTGACCGAAGGCACTCCAGAGATGATTGCTTTTCGGGGTAGCGATCAGTACAAGAACTTAAGGAATGTCTTGCTTGAAGCCGTTGGTAGCGCTGGCGGAGCAACAGACCATGTAAATATCTCTATGCCAAAGCTCGAGCTTCAGGCTTGGATTGCGGCCCTTGATCCTCAAAGACCCAACATTAAGTCGATGGAGGACTATTTCGATGCTTTGCGTATTGAATTAGAAGGAGCCGGAGGCCCTCCCCCGACTAAAGGTCCCAAAGATCCACCAGTGGGCGGGCCCGAAGATCCACCAGTGGGCGGGCCAGGAAAAGACACATTCGACGATGTTGGCCCAACAGATTCTCCTCGAGATCTTTTGCCTGCTCCGAAATCTTTTGAAGATCAGTGGGAGTTTATTCAGGTTCTCGAATCTCCCAATGGCGGGTATTGGAAAAGGAAGGGAGAGGGTCCTGCGGTCACCAGCCCTCTTTCTCACCCAGAGCTTGCTGGAGGAAAGGGCGCAGACGCGATTACTGTGTTCAGGCATTCTCCAGTTCTTGGGGAAACACCTGCGGCTGCCGGTGACTGGGTGGGCGCAAGGATTAAGCCCACGGGAGTATGGGGAGATCACTTTAATCCGATAATGCACGCATCCAGGGGTGCGGACCACCCGGCGCTAACCCTTTACAGCGCTATTGATGGAAATACTTACAAGTTCACCATTGCCGCTACCAGCAGGGCGTCGCAGTCAAAGATAGGTGACGTTCCTGAGATGTATAGGACTTTGGTGGCAGAGTCTTTGGCTGAGTTCAAGCAGCATTTGGATTCTAATCCAGATGCTGAGTACGTCTTTATTCCACAAAAATCCAAGATGAAGATTGCTTATAAGCCATCGGGACAAATAGCTTTTCGCGACCAGGGTTACCCTGAAAAGACCTTCTCGTTCTACAAGAAGTGGGCAAGAGATCTTGGTCTTGAAGAAACGACAGCCTGGTATTACCCGGAAAAAGGGAGCTACCGCGAAACTAAAGCGTTTCGTATTCCGTCCAAAAAGCTTGAGAAAATGCAGGAGCAGGCTGCGCTTGCAGCAAAAGATCCAAGCGTAATTCCTCCGTCTGCTGTTCTTGAGCATCCAAAGCATTGGTCGAAAAAGAAAGTAGACTTCATTGAGTCTTGGAGGAAGTGGGCAAAAGAGAGCGGAATGGACCCGCTGATTTCGAAAGTTTCCGAAACATTCATGCAGATCCTTCCGAATCGGGCGTTTGAATATCACAACCTTTATTTTCACCCGACCAGTAGACACCTTTATGGCTCACAAGCATCTGCCAGAGGAAGCGGTATAGACAGCGGCATCCCTTACGCAGTGAAGCTGTACTTTACGTCGAAAGCAATCAAATACGACCCAGAAACTTCTCCTTTGGCAAAGATGACGAAAGAGGAGATCGCTGAGGATGCACGAAAGTCCTTCCAGGCTTGGAAAGACGACAAGCTAGCAAAACGGAGGAAAGAAAAAGGTCTTGATCCGCCAGGATCAGATGACTATCTTGCTGCCAATTCAGATCTTAGGGCGATTGAGATTAATGAAATCATAGAAGTGCTCGGCCCTCATGTTGCCGAAATAAGCCGAAGAATGTCGGAAAGGAGAGAATCTGGCGCGAGAGTGCCGGTTGAAGATGATCCTCATTGGCAGATTGACACTGACCACGCAAAATACTGGGGCGTATCAAATGCTGGAGAATGGGTTGAGAACCAAGTTCTCCAAACCGGCGTCGCCGCCAAAACGACTGATGTTGGCTATAATCCTACACTTATAAGAAGGGCTGTAAGGCGAGCAAGCGACGCAATTGCGCAGAGCGAATACAGCCTAATCAAGGTAGCGCATACGTTTGTACACGAGATGACGCATGTCCTTCACTACTCAGTTCTTTCAGAGAAGGAACTGAAGGCCCTCAGGAGAGCATACGTTCGTGAACGAGATGCGGGGTTTCCAAATTGGAGAAGAGCTAGAGATTTTAAGAAGGATTTGAAAACAGAAAGCGCTTTCGGTGAATGGCTTGCAGACACTGTTTCAGATTATTGGATTACCGGAAACGCAAGCAGGCACGGTTTGTTTACCAAGGAAGAGGCGGGGCTTCTTCAATCAGCCATCAGAAGAATGGCTCACTGGTTCAAACAACTATTTGGTTGGAGGAGCCAGACCATTCGGGGAACGGCACCTCTCGATACGTTCCCAGAGGAGATCATCGATCTTCTTGAAAGGCTTACAAAACAGGCGCTTGAAGGCGAAGAAGCTAAAGCGGGATGGGTTGATGAAACGGTAGAAATTAGACCAAAATCAGAGCTTCGTAGCTGGTACTCAGAAGACCTTGGGCCTGTTGCGTCTACGCGCCGTACAGGCCCTCCGCGCCGTGGAAACGAGATTCCTCGTAAGGATTGGGACGAAAACTGGCAAGACAAGCCCGCGATAGAATCTGCGCGGTGGTTGAGAGATCAAGTAGATAACGATCTTCAAAAAGCAGTATTAGACAAAGTCATAGAAAGCCTGGACGAAACAGGCACAGATCCAAGAAGCACGTCCGTAAAGACGTACTTGTCAGACCTCCCTGGATTATCTGGTCGGTATCATCCCGACAGGGGTTGGGTTTTGCTCGACCCGGCTCGGTCATCTTGGCAAGAAGGTGGCATGGTTCAGGTGGCAATCCATGAATTAGTGCATGCGGCTACTGTGGGTAAGATTGAAATCTACCCGGACTCGATCCAGGTGAAGAGGCTGGACCGTCTCTTTGATGAGGCTAGGTCACAGGTTTTTACTCCTGCTCACAAGACACGTTCTTATGGGTGGAATGACCGGCTGGAGTTTATTGCGGAGGGTCTTTCAAATCCTAAGTTTCAGGATGAGCTTCGCTCTATCAAAATCAGCGATGAGCTTGCTTCAGAGCTTGGGATTGCAGATCCAAATCTCTGGGAGGGCTTGGTCGCTATTATTAGACAACTCTTGGGTCTAGGCGAAAACGACCAGTCAGCACTCTCAGGTCTTCTGAAGGTCACAGACGACATCGCCCGTATGGACATTGAGCCGAAGCGCTCTATGAGCTGGATGGATAGGTCTAAATACGAGCCTCCGCCACCCGCAAGGATGGAAGAGATTCTTGACACGATCTTAGACGAAAAGTCAGCACAACAGGCGGCCACTGCTAACGCCCCTCTTTGGGTAAGATCTATTCAAGAAATGCCAGAAGAGAGGGCGCTTGACGCAGCCGAAAGCATTGCTGCGAACTACGCTCCTGTTGGCTCAAAAGAGTACGAAGGCATTGTTTCATACATTGTGACAGGGGGACGAGAGGGAAGGCTGAACAGAAAAATCTTGGCTGACTTTGAACCAGGAACCCCAGCATCGACTCCATCAACAGGGCCGACTCCAAGGTGGCGAGTGTTTTACGACACAAAGGTTGAGGGTAAAGACGGAACTACCAAGCTTGTTTCTTCTGCAGAGGTTTGGAATAGCGCTGACGCAGACGCGCTGTACCACATAATGAAGAGCGGCAACATCTTTATGATCTTCAACAACGGCGGAAAGCTTCTGCGCCGATTCCTTGGCTCAAGAGACTACCGTCACTTGGTTAGAGAGCTTGATACCAAGGGGGGCCGAGACAGGCTGTCTCCAGATGGAGAGCGTGCAGCCAAGAAAGCATTCAAGGCATACATTGAAACAGGCAAGGCAAGCGGCCCACTACTGCCGCTGTTTGATCAGTTGTACCTGAATCTCCAATCGTACTGGCTACGCCTGTCTAAAGACAGGTCCATTATCGCATCCCCTGAAATTCGAGGATGGTTTGATGAATGGCTTGCCCCAGACTTAAACCTAAGACCCCTTGCTGCTGAGATTACGGAAAGAGTTTTGACCAGATTCAAGCAGGTCAGAATTGCAGAGCCCGAAGATCTTCTGAAAAGATTGGAAGAGGGCATGGTCGGCCTTATGGGCCGAAAAGAAGAGTTTTGGCGCGTTCCTTTAGATACGCCAACTGTCAGAAACGCTCTTGGCATTACTGACTACACCAAAGAAATGGATGTCGTTGACGCCTTTTCTAGGGCTGTTGGGTATGTGGCTGGTGAGCACGCCAGGATTATGTCTGGCGCTGAGAAGATGTTTGACCTGACCACCCGAAGCCACGTTCCTGCAAGCCGGGTAAAGGCTATCCACAGGGATGCGAATCGTCGCGTTTACCAAGTACTTAATGGAAAGGTCGAGCACGGAACAGGAACAGGAAAGCTTGAAGGAAAGGTGGTCGCAGTTCTTTCTCCGGCACAAGCTGCATCCTTTAGGGTCTTTCTAAGATCTCTTAGTGCTGAGGCTCTTGGTAATATCCTTCCAATCCACCTTCTTGATGAATCTACTGACCTTACCCAAATATCGCTTGCTGACATGAACACCATCATGGAAGTCGTCATTGATATTGAGGCGGGTGTGGCGGCTTCAAGAACGCACTACTCTGAGCGCATTTCGCCAACCCTCGCTGTTGCGATGTGGAACGGCCTTAAGCAAATGTCGATCAACTCTGAGAAATACTCCGACCTAATGAAGTCAGTATCAGGTGGAATCCGGTCTCGATTCTCAGAGGCTTCCGATCTTGAAGATCTTGGTCCGTTCCAGCGACAAGTAGTAGAGATGACAACCAGAGAGTTGGGCGGCATTCCAAACGAAATGCTCAGGTGGCTTATTGAGTTCAGGAAAGGGAACAAAGACGCTACTCTTCATGAAATGTATCTGGCAATGAAGAACCAGCTAGAAGCTCCAGTCAAAGTAGAGCTTGTTGAAAAGATTATGGGAAGGCCAGCCACGCCAACAGACAAGGGCTCTAAAGGCTGGCTTGTAGAACTGGAAAGGTTCCACGGCTCACTGGAGGCCGACCCAGAAGGGCCCCCTCTTGCGGCTAGCAGGCGAAGGGATGCTCTTTTAGGCAGGGTAGACGATGAGGTTCAGTATGAAGATCCTACTGGCGGCGACATAGCAGGGTCATTCTTGGACCATGTATTGGAGAACCTTTCAGATCTTCAAAGCATGATGGAGCAAGAAAAGCTGTCTCACCCGGTATACGGGCGGCTTGCAGAGGAGGATCATCATTCCCTGCAGATCCTTCAAACCTACAAAGACAAGCTTAAGAAGTTTAGAGAGGGTCAGGAGAAAGGCGCTCCGAGAGAATCCTTGGATAAGATCTTGTCCGAAGAAGACTTTTCTGCAGTCGAGGACGCCCTTTATTACGTTCTCGACAGAATCAGAAGGCAGAAAGACAGGATCAGCCAGAGGGCTGTAAAGATTGGTCGCGCTCTTTCTGGTGACACTGACTTTGCCGATTCTATCTTCATGAAGAGTTCTGATGTTCAGGGCGAGTACTACGTCATGTTTTATGAAGGCAGATGGCTTGAGATGTTCGAAGCCTTTGGCACAAGAACAGGCATGGCCACTGGCTTCGAAAAGACCAGAGGTAAGGCCCCAGAAATAGACCCCGGCACCGCGCTTGTTCATATGATTGCAACGCTTAGGGCTGATGAGATTCTCGAGGGCCTTGCCGGAGTGATGGCCAAGTATGGTATCGCGAAAGATGTTCGAGAGCTTACTTCTAACTACTCTGCTGCAAGAGCCATTGAAGGGCAGTACAGCGGAATAAACAGGGATCTGTTTCACGGTCGGATTCAGTATTACATCGACGGAATACTGTCTTTCCAAATGAGCGCCAAGAGATACCCCTATGCTCCAATGTACACTGCAAAGGCGGGGGATACCCTTGAGAGTATTGCTAAATCTCATGGTGTGACAGCTAAGCAGCTCGCCATGTGGAACGGCCTTGCTGTTACGGATCCCTTGGTGGCCGGGCAAGCAATAAGAACAGCCGACCATAAGATGCTTTTAGAGCAGCCTCGCGCTCCTTTTACCGAAAAGCTTGCCCCTGTTCTTCCCACAAGAGAAACAAGAAGAGCGAAAGAACGTGGAGCGCCGGAAGACTTTTACGGCAATGTCCACGATCTTGAGGCTTATACACAAGCGGTAGACATTATCCATAACTGGGGCTTTAAAACAGCTAAGGAAGGGTTTGAGCTAAGAACGTTGCCGGATGGCAGTAGGGTCTTTGCCCCGAATTCGGTTTGGAAGCATCTTGATAATGCGCTCGATAGGGCCACGGGCGCTGGCACTGCGCGTGGGGTTGTTGCTCACAGGGTTGATCCTGCTCCGCTTGGTGTGACCGACTACAAATGGTCACCTGATGCCGAACGAAAGATGGCTCTTGGTAGGGCTGTTGATTCGCTTCAAAATATGTTCCCCTCCACCTTTGCCAGAATCAAGATGGGAGTGACGACAGGAATCGTTCTTCCGAACCCCGCTTATTTCACTGGTGTTTTCTTGGGAGCAGGGTTTCAGGCAATGCAAGGCGTTGGTCCTGTTGGGTTCTTTAAGATGATGAGAAACCCAAAACAGACTGGTGCGGTGATTGCAAGGCTCTGGAAAGAGGGATCTTTTGCGCCAGATGCTCCCCCAATTGTTTCAAAGAACGGTCAGATTTACACCGTTGAAATGCTTGCGCAGCTTGCAGAAGCTCACGGGTTGAAATCCAGCTTCATTCATGCTGAGACGATGAAGGCGATTGCGTCGGATATTCGTGAGTTCCATCCTGGCTTTTGGAACAAGATGAGAGTTGGTCGGTGGGCAAAGAACTGGCAGAAGACACTTATCGAAAGCGCCACCGCACTGGATAACTATTGGCGTGTTTCAGTCTTTATTCATGAAATAAGAATGGGTAAGTCCCCTGCTGCTGCTGCCGAAAAAGCCCGGCTTGTTGGTTACGACTACGCGGCTCTCACCAAGTGGGAGAAGAAGTTCGCCAGAAATACGATCATGTTCTACTCGTACATGCGCAAGAACATGGATCTGTTCTGGGACACGCTTCTAACAAACCCGGAACGGCTGATCGGTCAAATGCGGCTCTTGAGAGGGATCCATACGGTCTGGTTGGATGACGACCCTCAGATTGTATTGAAGGACTATCTTCACGGAAGGCTGCCTACTTATTTCAAAGAGACCACAATAAATACGCATAAGTACAGCCAATGGATGTTCATCTCACCTCCCCTCCCCATGATGGACGCGCTCAACATTTATATCGACATATACGATCTGATTGCGTTTAGAGACGAAGAGGCGATGCGAGGGCTTGCCACAAGATCCGCTCCTTGGGTGCAAGCACCATTTGTTATGGCAACAGGAAAAGACATTTTCTGGGACAAAGAGCTAAACGAATACAACAAGATTCCGTCATGGTTGATGGAGATGGATCTTGCTTTGACGGGCGGCGGCCTCATGTATGGAGTATTCGGCGCACAAAGAAGGCCCCATAGCGATCTTAGCAGGGCAGACATTTCGGGAGAATCTGAACGCGGCTGGTATCACGCAAGGAACGGTAGGGCCTGGTGGATCTGGCGAAACCTTCTGCAGTTTCCTGGCGCTGGCCGATCTATGGACACCATTTCATATATGGACCGAGCGAACCTTGGGGCTGTCGAGGCTTCCGTCCGTACCGCCCGTTGGGCCAGGAGGACTGGGGCGGAAAGCGGTTGGTGGTCTGGGGTGCCAGAAATGGGCGAAGGAGACACCATGGGGCCAAGAACCGGCCTTGCGTGGAAAGACGAGTTGGCTGGTCTGTTTGGGTTCAAGCCTATTCATGTTCCTCAAAGATCACACCAAACGGCTGTTGATAGTATTAGAATGCACAAAAGGAAAAAGCAGGTTTTGGCCCGAGAACGTCTATCAGAAGAAGACTAATATGGAACATGGTCTGCAACGTGCTATTATTTTTTCGATTTCTCATCCCACTTAGGAGATTCTTTCATGTCCCAAATTCCAGAAATGATGGGTGGCCGCACCCTCACTCACGACATCCCCACCACAGGCGACCTTCAGATTGTGGCCGGAAAAGGCCTTAAGCTTTCCGGTCAGACTGCGATGCTGACGGCCCTGGCAGGGGCTACCAACCTTCTCTCATTCAAGGGCGAAGGCATCACTATGGCTGCTACTCATACCTTGTTGGTTACGGGAACCGCTGCTGCAAACCAGACTGTCATCACATCTAACTTTTTGATTGTTGACCCTACTGACAACAGAAACCTGGACCTTCCGGCTGAGGCTCTTTGCACTGGACTTCTCCTGGTCATCTTTAGCGCTGCAACCCCAAGTTCTTCTGAGACAATTACACTTCGTAATGACGGTGGAGACACAATCGCTACGATTGAAGAAGCCGAAGCTTGCTTGGCTTATTGCGACGGAACCACTTGGCGTGGACTTGTTGGCGGCGCAACCTGATTTGTGCTCATCACTCTCTTTAGGAGGCCGTGATGGCTGATCAAGGCTTTATTGTAAACGACGCAGAAGTAACTGCAATCGGCACAGGCTACGCTTCAGGCAAGGCTATTCTTCTTCATGAAGACTCGGCTATGGACGCAAAGTCTAAAGCTATGCCTGGTGCCTGCTACTTGTCTCACATTGAGCTTCAGCTTGATGAAACAAGTTCCACGGTTGCGGAAGTGTCGTGCTTTCTGACCTGGGATTCTTCTGGAGACGATCCAATTACTGCCGAGGCCGCAGGTCTTTCTGTTCATGCTGGCCTTACAGACACTAGCCTTAGGTTAGTGTCTGTGGCCATGGATGTTTGGATTACCGCGCCCGCGACACAAACGTCATCCGGCAAGGTTTATTTGTTTATGAAGTGCGACGCAGGAGCAGTAACTCTTAAAAAAGCCCGCTTATATTGGGTGATTCGGAAAGGTTAGACTATGGGTGGGTTTTTCAATCGGTTTGATGCTACAAGTTCCAGTATTCGAGCAACAGACCTTGAGGTCGATGGAACTACTGTTGTTGTAGATGAGACCAACAATCGGGTTGGTATTGGGACGGCTACTCCGGCAACACAACTGCATGTTTCTAAAGACACTGACGGAGAGTTTGTAGCTCTAAAGCTCACAAACGAGTCGGATGCTAACGATACGACCGGAAAGGTCAGCCTTCAGTTTGATCTTGAAGATACAGGCGGAAATGCTGTTGATTCTGCAAAGCTCTTGGTTTCCAAAGAAGCCGCGTTCACCGCAACAGCTTCTACTCAAGACGCCAAGTTTGAGCTGCAGCTTTCAGAGAACGGAACCCTTGGAACCAAGTTTACTGTCGAGTCGAGCGGAGATGTTGTCATTCCTGGCGACATCGAAATGACGGACAGCAGTGCGATTGTTGACTCCAACAACTCCAAGCTTTTGAAGTTCTGTTCTGTTGGCAGCGCCGTCAACTACGTTGAGGTTGAAAACGCAGCAGACGGTACTGCTCCTGCAATCAGCGTGCTGGGAGACTCAACCAACATCACAATGTCCTTGAAACCCAAGGGAACTGGCGGTGTGAGGATCTTTGGGTCTACTGCCGCAGCAGCGTCTCTTCTTCTCAACGAGGATTCGGACAACGGTACGAACTTTATGAAGTTCCAGGCCGCTGCGAACATCGTGTCTAACCACACCTATACTTGGCCTGCCGCAACGCCTGCTGGGGATAGCATCCTAAAAACCAATAGTGGTGGCGACCTTTCATGGGTTGACGAGGCTCCGCCTCCAAACGACCTCAACTTAAATCTTCACATGCAAGTTTTTTCATAGGATCACGCAATGGCTACAATCAGTAAGGAGCTTCTTAGCGGAAGCACCCAGGGCAAAGGAATCAAGGTTACGGGCACTAACACTGGTGCTGCTGTTACTGTTCACACGGCGGTGAGCGGTACAACCGACATTGATGAGGTTTGGCTGTGGTGCGCCAACCAGCATTCTGGTGCGGTTGAGCTAACTATTGAGTGGGGCGGGACAGCCGCTGACGATTTAATCGTTATCGATATCACTGAGGACGCCGGTCTTGTGCAGATCGCGCCGGGCATTCCCCTTCAGAACAGCCTCGTTATAAAGGCGTTTGCAGCCCAAGCGAACGTGATCAACATCTTTGGATTCGTAAACAGGATGGACATCTGATGAGTAGGCGTAGCCGATTTGATGTTGGGCTATACGCCCCAAGGGTTAGCCGGATCCCCACCTTTATTCCAAGACGTGGCCCCAAAACCCCTGCTTCTGGCGGCGGGAACGCTTGGAAGGATTGGGTGGATTTTGATTTGTCCAAGATTGCTGACGTATCTGAATGGAAGAAGATTGAAGGCGATGGGATCGGTGATATTAACGTCACAGCCGCAATGTCTGGCGACCAACTACACATTACGCTTCCTGATATTGGGAGCAACTACAACCTAAGAAACCAGGGCAACCAACAAAAGGGGCTTTGGTTTATCAAGAAGGTAAAGTTTGCTCCCTGGGCAAACCAGGCGACTCCAGCAGGGGAGGCTGCGAACAGCTATCAAAGTGAGAGCACCCTTTTCAAAATGGAGATGCAGTTCGATCATACCAACGGACCCATCAACGGAACTTCCGACCAAAGCTACGGCCACAATGTTCACGCTGCATGCGGTATTATCGCCTACAGTTCTGATCAAGGAACAGATCCTCCGTTGCCCGGCAGCAGCGCTGAGTACGCTGGCGTGTATGTTAGGAAGCACAGGGCGCAAGATCCGAACACGTTTTCGCACGGCACCCAAAAGTTTAGCATGTATCAATCTGGCCTTTTTTCCCGTCTGGGAAAAGCCCCAGGGGATGGTCGTATTTGGAGGAACCAGGACGGAGCAGACGCAACATCGCATGATGCTATCGTCTTTCAAGCGGGAATCTCCACCAACATTACCACCCATCCTATTGGATCTTACAATGAGAACATGCCTTGCGGCTCTTACGCGACAACGACTCCTTTCGGCCCAATGGTAAAAGGAACGGCGCTTTCAAACAACTCTACTCGTTTTGGAGGAAAGCACCTCTATTTGGCATGCTGGTTCGGATTTGATACAACGAGCCAGAAAGGCGGGGTTATTCGCATCAAAAAACTGAGGTACTTGCTTCAGCCTCTTGCTGCACGCGCCGCACTGGAGTAGTTCATGGCTTCAATATGTTTGTTTGAGACAACTGGCACAAGCGCAGCCGACGATATCGTCGCCGCTGTAGAGGCCGGGGAGTTGTGGGGAGTAAACATGGGCTCCACATCTAAAAGTTCTTCCTATTCTAACTATGCTTTGGTTGAATGCACTTCCAACCGGGCTCTTCAAGTTACGGATTCGATTCCAGATGATGTCCTTCTTCGTATCGTTCAAGACGAAGTCCCCAGTTTTACAGATGCTGGCACCAACGAAAAAGCGTGGTATTTACTGGGGATGAATGGGGGCTAATGAATGGAACAACGTGTACGAAAGCTCGAAACTGATGTAGCAGTCCTTGGTCAGCGCGTTGACACCACGGAGGCTGAGGTGTCGGCTATTCGAGAAGACATTCAAGGCATTAAGAAAGAGATCCACAAGGCACAGGGGCTGATCCTTGCGACGGTGGTGATCATGCAATGCATCGCGATCTTTATGGAAGGGTGATGTGGAGGCGGATGTAGTAGCGAGCTACCTGGACTTAGGCATGACTTGCGGCTTCATTGCGTACCTCATCAACACAAATCGACGACAGGGCAAAGCCCTCACGATGATGACCCGAAAGTATGAAGAGCTTTTCGAGCGGGTGCTAAAGAAGGAACGTGAGTGAAGGCTCGACCAATCCTTTGTCCAACATGCCCCCGTGGGGCTGGATATTAGTTTATCTTGCTGGCGGCTCTGCAATAGGTGTTGGCGGTCTTGAGCTTACTCACAGTTCTCATAGCCAAGAGAATGAATGCCCCGATCCAGGCTTTGCTCTTCACGAAGCGGAAAAAGAAATAGACGAACTAAGAAAGGCTCACGAGTCAATGGTCTCCAGTATTGGTATGATTTCTGGGTTATTGTCTCAATGCCAACAGCAATAGGAGGTTGATTTGGCAACCTATACAAAGTTAAATCTGTCTCCAGGTGGCACTGAGGGTGATGGAAACCCAATCCCCATCACAGATACCAGCGGCAACGGTTCTTTTATCCATGACACATCCAACGATGAAACCAAACAGGATGAGGTTTGGCTTTGGGCTGCCAACATTCACACTGCGGATGTACAGGTGACTCTTCATGTTGGTTATCTCAACTCTGGCTCTGCTGCTGTCACTGAGCAAATGATTGTCACTCTGCCATCTAAGTCAGGGTGGACGCTGATCTTACAAGGCATTCCCCTCCGGTCTAGCGGCTCAACACCTCGTCGTGTCGCCGCGATTGCTGGCACCGCTAACGTGGTAAATATTGTAGGTTACGTCAACAGGATCTCTTCGTAATGAAGTGGCAGGATGACAGAGCCTACACTGACTGGCTAGTAGAACAAGAATACGCTGTGGTAAAGGGCGATACGGTTTCTCCGTATTTGAGCAATGGCGTAGTTCTTTATATGCATGAAGCATGGGCCGCTGGTCATCAAGAGGCAGTTCAGCCTAAACCGCTAATATGCCAATGCGAGACCTGCAGGAATATTAGAAATAGGAAGGAGGACGATGGCGCACTTCTCACTGGATGAGTTTGTTGGGGCAATTCAAGAGGCAGTAGTCAGGTCTACGGACATCGCTGAAACGCATGAGCTGAATCACATTCAGCAAGAAGAGTACTGGATTGACACTGGCGAAAAGGCTGATGACGGTACTCCTATTTATAAGCCACGCATGGTGACAGTCCGGCTACCTATGTGGGAAGACGGCAAGCAAACCGAAAGGGACATACAGGTCCCCATGCAGACCCTTGTCACAGGGCAGTCATTGGCTATTGAGGCCCTCACTGTAGAAATGGATGTAGAGCTTCAAGGTATGGAGGACGGGGCCGACATCGGATGTACCCACAGAAAGCTGAAGATAAATCCATCTATCGGTGGAAATGGGTGGTTTGCTAAAAAGCGGAATACTGCTAAGATTTCCATAACTTTTAAAGGGCAGGAACCTCCAGAAGGTTATGCTCGAATTGATAATCAACTCATCAAACTGCTTCCATAGGAGAAAACAATGGCAGATGGCCTTGTAAAAATGTCCGATCAGTTTGGCGGTTTGCCGATGGACCAACTGATTGGTGGTCCTTTGAAAGCAGCCTGTGACTCTCAGGTTCAGCTTGCCAAAGCAACCGCTGATTTTATCCAAAACGTTGGCCTTGAGACTGATGCCAACGGGGTGATGAAGGCTCGCACGGTGGACTTTACCTATTCCAAGCCTGTCAACGACGGCAATGGTGGGTATACCGAGGTCACGAATCAGCTCGACGTGCCCATTCTTGCGATTCTCAACACTCCTTCTCTCCAAGTGAAAGAGGTTGAAGTAGACTTCACGATGGAAGTGAAGTCGAGCACGTCATCCAAATCAAGCCGGGACTACGAAGCTACTCTTGATACAGAAATCAAAGCAGGCTGGGGTCCGGTTAGTGTTGATGTAAAGATTCACGGATCGGTTTCTGCTAAGAGCGAGAATGCCCGGTCTTCTGACAACTCAGCGAAGTACAACGTCAAGGTCATCGCTCGCGACGACGGTATGCCAGAAGGTCTGAAGCGTTGTTTGGACATCGTTCAACAGGCGATTGCAGAAAAGCCTCAAGCTGGGCCTCCTGTGAACCAGCCCGTGAACCCACCAGCACCCTCTGGGAGGAATGGATAGATGGCTTTTTATACTGGTAAAAATTCAATCACCCAAACCGACTTCATCCTTACAGACAACGATGTTGACGAGAGCGCTGTTGATGACGTGTTTGGTGGCTCGGCTACGGTCTACAGCCTGTACATTGAAAACGCAAGCTCGTTAGCTCACCTGAAGATCTACGATACCGCCGACCCCGTGGTTGGAACCACGGCACCGGACATCGTTCTTCAGGCCGTGGCTTCGGAGGAACTCATGTGGCAGATTGTTGACGGCCTTGCCTTTACAAACTTTAGCTATGCCTGCGTTCAAGAAGACGGAACGGGCGGTACTACCGCGCCGGCAGGAACTGTAAAACTCCACGCGGTTGTGAGGTAAACATGGCCCTTTCTTTAATTGGTGTAATTGCAGATGCGGGCAGCACTCATGCAGTACAAACAGACGCTACCGCTGAGGTTGATACTTTGAAGGCGGGCAGCGGTACGCTTTACAAAGTAGAAATCGACAACAGTGCGAACAACGTTGCTGTGTATGTGAAGCTTTGGCTGCTTACAAGCACGGTTACTGTTGGGACGACCGATCCTCACTACATTTTTAAATGCCCTGCGTCGGTTACCCGCGTGTATTCATGCCCTAAGGGTGCGGCGTTTGCTACCGGACTTAAGGCCGCGTGCGTCACAACGGGTGGAACGGCTGGGACATCCAACCCAACCAATGATGTGATCTACAGGATTCTGTACACTTGATGTTACTGAATCGGGAAATTGGGCTTAGAAGTAAAACATGAAGACCTATAAGAGCGAGTCGTACAGGATAAGGTCTTTTGAAACCAAGAAGATCAACAAGAAATCCGTGACGATTGTTCGGACAAAAGTTAGCGGCACGACACGGCCTCCTGGTCAGGAGCCTACGAAAGGTTCGAGTCGCACGGAAAGATTCGCCTTGTTGCCTGGTCAGGAGGCCAACCATGCTGTTGAAGAAGGGAAGTAGGGGGCAAGAGGTAAAAGACGTACAGGCCCTGCTAAACGATAAAGGTTACGGACAAATCGGTGTCGATGGAATCTTTGGACGAGGCACGGAGAAGGCCGTTAAACGCTTCCAGAAAGCGTCAGGTCTGTCTGCCGATGGAATCGTAGGGCCTAACACCCTCAAGGCTTTACAAGCCGCTGAAGAGCCAAAGCAGCCTGAAGTGTCTGATGAGCCACCACCTATCATTGGTGTGTTGAAAGAAAAGGGCTACGAGGTCTACACCGATGGCCAGATCAACACGATTGGTGTGCGCTCAAACAACCCGATCTCCAATAGCTTCGATGATGAGATGCACTTGGTGTGGGTGAAGAACGGATTGTGGCAGCACAAGAAGTACAGAATTACCACGGACCCAGGCACTTATTGCTTAGAACATCCTGAGGTCTACGGTCGTGCCGCTGGCACGGCCATCATGGTGCCTGGTTCCTACCGCGCCTACAAGTGGGATATGCACCGTGGAAAGTATGAAACTCTGTGCCAGAGGGCATCGCCCATCCGCGTCTGGCGTGATGGAAACCGCGATAATATACTTGATTTCGGACACGAAGATGACCTCGGAACCGAGGGGTGGTACGGCGTGAATTTGCATCACGCAGGGGCTAACTCTACGCGAGTAGACAAGTGGTCGGCGGGCTGCCAGGTGTTTGCCCGAATCGCAGACTGGGAGGAAGCGGTTAAGATCTGGAAGGCATCGGAGGCTGAGGTCTTTACTTATACCCTCATCACCGAAGATGACCTGTCTTAGGAGACGTAATGGAAAAGCTCAAAGAACTTTGGAAAAAGCTCAACCCTAAAGTGGCCCTGATTGGAGGAGTCGTGGTTATCTCGACCTCTCTTGGCACTTGTCATCTCATGGATTCAGAGGATAAACCAGAGGCCCCTGCCGCTGAAGAAGCTCCCGCTGAAGTTCCTGAAAAAGAAAATGAAGTTCCTCCTGCTGAAGAACAGGAAGGGGACGCTGCTCAACCAGCGTAAAGAAGAGAAAGAAAAAGAAGCCCCGCTGGCAAACACCAGCGGGGCTTTATTTTTAGCAAACAGCCTGGGAGGGACTGCTTGTAAAGCATATCACTACAACGTGTCAGGCTTTGCCTTTTCTTTCCCGACATTTTCAAATGTATCGGTCGAGACTTTCTCTTTAGCCATCACACCAATCAAGTCTTTCAGCAGCGACTTCAGCTCGGAATCGTTACTCGAGTCACCTTTTGCAGCGAGCGCATCAAGAACCTCAGTTGGGAGGGCCTGTGCCTTCACGTTGACGTTCATGGCTGGCGCTCCGTTGTGATACTGAAGATCATCCTTGTTCAAGGCATCAACCCACTTGCATGCAAGCATCACCGACTCCATATTGTTGGAGTCTTTTCGGATGTCCACTTCATATTCAGCAAGCTTCCATTGACCGTTTCCTTGGGAGTGAGAAATGTTCTTCTCCATATGCTCAAGGCAGAGCCCAATCTGGTTGGCAAACAGTGCTGCCGACACATTGCCGAGGGTATGCGCCAGTTCCCATTTAGCGGAGCGGAGCCGAGAGCGGTGGTGTTTCCAGGCTTTCCGGGTCTTGGCGTCGATTTGGTTTAAGTCCAACACCTGACGGACAATAGCTACAAGCTCAGATGACTGAAGCACCATGCTCTTTTTGTTGTCTTCATTATTGTGCTTTGGACCAACGGTTCCAAGCTTCCGCTTTTGGTTTTGATCTTTGATTTCTTCAAGAAGGCTCACGGTTCATCTCCTAAATATTCTAATGCAAAGTCGTCTTCGACTGGTGGCGCGACATCTGGTTTAGCCAGCACCTCTGCTGCCTTGCTTTTCTTCTTCCGTCGCTTGGTTTTCTTATCTACTTCAACAGAATCTACATCGATTGGCTCCATTGTAGCAATGAGTTCTGTCTGACCTTCCTCTTTTAGGTCATCAAGGACAGGCTTTGGAATGAACAGTTCTTGGTCTTTGCCGGTGATGTCGGCGCTCGTGTCGTGCTCAAGAACCGTCTTGGCCTCTGCAGTCAGTGGCAAGTACTTGCAGATGCGTCGAATAACTGTCTTGCGCCACATCTCTTCGGTGTGGCTTTTCCATGGGCCGCTTCCTCCGCTACGAGAGTTGTCTCGAATCTTTTCGATTTGATCCTTTCGCATCACCTCGACCTGTCGTTGCCCGTCTTTGAAAAAGCACACGGCATAGGCAAGCTTTGGCTCACCGACCTCTCCGTCATAGCTGGGCTTGTGCCTCAGCACTTCGCCCTCTTCAAGATCAAAGTAATGCTCAAAGGCTTCGCCTTCGTGTACAACCCTGGCTACAAAGTTAGCGATCTCGCCTGACCGGCGAACCAACTCCATCAGCCCGGTATAGTCAATCCACAACTCGGCATCGTGAGTCTTCTTTCGCGAGTTCCAGATGGGAACAAGGTGCGCCCTGTGTAGCACTCCACCAGCAACAAGGTTGAGTTGGCAGGCTTTGGCAAGGGCCATGTAAATCGATTGCGGTGAGCAAGACAGAAGCCTCTCGTTCTTGGCGGCCTCAAACATTGCCAAAGAAACGATGCGATCTACGTCCGTGCCTTCGGGTGCAATCTTTCTTAGGACTCCCTTTTTTTGCTCAAGGTAGTTTCCTAAGTTCTTTCCAGGTGAAATCTCAGTACTCATTTGTTTGTTCCTATAATTCGAAGCACCCTTGAACCGGGTTTTTCTTTAACGTATTTGTCGTACATCTCGGGGTTCTCTTCCCGAAACTTATTCTTATCAAAGACCTTGCTTGGCTTGTTTGGCTTCCACGTTGCAACGCCTTCGATGCCTATTGCTTCACCGATGCTGAATCGGATCTCGTTCTCTATCTCTTTCTTTCTCGCTGCCAGTTCGTTGTATTGTTTCTTCACCTCGAGAAGCTCTTCGCGGAGCTGCTTGTCTTTCAACGAGGCTTCTTTCAGAAGCTCGACATCGGGCTTGTTGTAAAGCACGCTGAGCAACCTCCTTGCGTCGTCGCTTCCATCGGGCGGCGGTGGCTTATGGCCGACAACATGCTCGTCCCACCACTCAGTGGCTATGTCGAGGATTCTCTTGCCGAGCGCCTTGTCTCTATCAATACGATAAACCCTAAAGTCATCAAGACCAAAGTACGTGGCAATATCCCAATACGGTGCGTCCGTGATCTCCATGTAGACACGCATTTGAATTTCGACATCAAGCGGTACATCTGTTCCCCCGTCGTCTCCCCAGCCTTTTCTAAATCGCCGGGTCTTGGCATCCATCCCAAAGGTTGTGCCGTTTAGTTTGACGAGCCTGTCTGGCGTCCCAAAGATCTTATCGTTCCCTGGGTGCCAGAGCAGACCACTGTCAACAAGCTCAGCACCTTTGCCAAGCCTGTTTTCGTACATCTCAACGACGTACTTCTCCATGATTATGCCGCGCTCTGCGGCCTGCATGTCTCGGTTTTCAGACGGTGCTTCAATCCCAACTTTGTCTGCCCATAACGAAAAAGCGCTCTTCTCAAAGCATCCCAACTTTTGAGACTTCTCCGCAGATGAACAGATGATGCAAGCAACGTCGGTTCCACCGAGACCCCGCTTCCTCTCCCTTAGCCATTCTTCTCTCGTATTATTCATTGATTTGATCCTATTCACTGATAGTATGTATGTCAATAGTTGACAGTCGATGAGCACCAGTTAATCGACAAACTATTGAAACTGTGATGTTTTTATTTTACAAAGGTGCTTCATATGGTGTGCGAAGATTACAGAAAGGGGCTTCCTAATGCGAGCACGAGGGCTCTGTTTGTTGATTATCTAAATCAAAAACTTGAAGAGCTTGACCTCAGCATCACGGTTTCTCACCTGAGAGAGCTTGAAAAAGGAAGAAGAATACCAAGCCTTGAGCTTGCGTTAGGCATCGAGAAGGCAACAGGGGGTGTTGTCTCCGCAAGAGAGTGGCCCGGCCTTAGCTCAAAGATACGGCGCTAATCACCCCTCAGGTAAGTCTTGCTTCTTCTTGTAGGCTTCAAGCATTCTGTTTAGAGCCCACTTTGAACCAAGCTTATAGAAGACCCTGAGTTGCTCTCGAACATTCTCGTAGGTCTCTCCTCGAAGAACGGTGTCTCCTTCTTTGTCTTTTAGAACCCACCCTTTGTTTGTTTGCTCTAATGTCCAGTCGCTTGGAATCCAGTTCCTCTGATCTGCCATCTTAGTCCTCTTCAAAAGGGTTTGGGGTGAATGACAGCTCTCCTTGTTCAACCCTGGCAGCCGCAGTGTTTTTCCATTCTAAAACCATTTCTCTCCAGGCTTTAGACAGGTCTCGTTCCTCTTGGTGAGAGAAGCCGCGACCTGCGGCGATGCTTAGGGTGTTGTCGTTAATGAAGTCTTTTATTTTTTTATAAAGCTTGTTCTTCATTTCCCATAGAACGTAGGGAGAAACGGCAATCCATTCCTGAAGAACAAGAAGCTCCGACTCTTTAGGTAGGCTTAGCTTCTGTTCCTCAAGGTCCCCCAAGTAGGCAGCGACATCCAGCATGATGTGACACCTGTCTGTGTATTCGGTCTTGATGTTAATGAGTCTCCCCTCACATCCAAGAATGACCTCTGCACCTATTCCAACCAGCGTGTTTGCTTCTTGAGTTGATTCAAAAGATTCAAGCTCAATGGCCGCCTCCAGAAGTGCAGTTCGGTCACTTAGCGATAGCTCGGAAATGCTCTTCCATTCTGCAGGTCGAACCCTGGGTGGCGTGTGCTTGTTCAAAAACGCCAGCTGTTCTTGTTGGTTTAAAAATAAATCTATCAGTATCTCGTTGTTTGTTTCCATTGCTTTCTCCTAAAACTCATCATCGTCTGAGCGTGACTTTCCTGGGAACGAAAGAACTTCAGTTGGGCCCCATACATAGGCTCTCTTACCCATCATTGTTGTTCTTCTTCGCTTCCATCCAAGGTTTCTGAGCACATCCGACACTCGCATTTGCGCAAACTTTGTCATCTGATTTGAATCAAGACCAAGACCATCGGCGAGGATTTCAGAAACCATCAGGTCTCGTCGGCCCAGAAGCCACTTCTCTAAGATTGGTTGCCACGGGTCAACTTCTCTGAAGTCTTCTGAAACACTCTTAAGATCGATCTCGTTCTTGTTGTCCAGCCACCAAGGCTCGTTGTTGTTGAATGCGTTGACTGCCTCAGCCCACAACTGATCCCTGTTCGATGAGACCCAATCAAGGTCAACCTTTCCAATCTTGACTGGCCAGAATCGACGGCTACCAGTGTTATCAGAAATGAATGACTCTTCATTTGTGGTTCCACAGAACACACAGTGTCGCTTGATGGTCACCGAGTGGCGACCGTAGGCTGGTCGATAGTTATCAAACCCGGCTGACAGGAACGCTTTGGTTCTACTGTTGGCCCGCTTTCTAATAGAGTCCAGCTCAGCGATCTCGTAGATCCAGGCCCTGCGAATCTGGCTGTAGGCATTGGGTGATCCAATGTCCATTGGCGTATCGCAGAAGTATTCGTCACCGGCAAGAACCCTAAACGTCGTGCTCTTTCTTGCACCCTGTGGTCCGAACAGAATCAGGCAACAGTCGGCCTTGCACCCAGGCTTTATCGCCCTGGCCACTGCGGAAATCATCCATCTTCTGCCCATGTCCCTATTCAACGAAACATCGTCAGCCCCGACACCTTTCACCAGCCAATAGTCGAGCCTCTTCACCCCGTCCCACTGGAGCCCGTTGAGCCAATCAACAAGAGGGTTGACCCCGTTCTCCTCGCCGACAAGCCTGGCCACCTCTGCGACGGCTGTAGTGGAGACTCTCATCCCATACACTGAGTCAATCCACATCTGTATCTTTGTGTCGTCAGTGTCCTTGTATTCTTTGTCGCCACGCATCATGACGCCCTTGAACTGATCTTCCCAGATCTTTCCCTTCACTCTGGTGTCGTGAGTAAGTATGAGGTGAATGTTGCGACGGGTTGGTCGCACTACTAAATCACCATTCTTAGTTAGATATCCATCCAACATTGACGACACGTTGGGCTGTGGTTTAGTTTTCCGGTTTGCCTTCTTGTCAGCAGAACCAGATTTTATTGCGTCATCAACAAGCGACCGCAGCGTTTTTCCATTGGCAATTGCAGCATCTAAATCCGGCACTCTACTTCTCCAGCTTCATTCTAAAAATTTCTCTTGGTGATAGGCTCTTAAAAATATCTTTGGCGTAGTTGTCTCCCGCCTCATCAGGATCGGTGCATACAATGACCGGAAGTCCCTTTGGAATCTTGGCGCTCGATAGTTTAGCAAAAGAGCCAGACGTACCAGACAGCACCGCAACATTCATATTCTCATGTATTGCCGCTGAAGAGGCTCGGAAAAGATCCGTAATCCCTTCGCAGATAAGCAACGCTTCTACCCCTTCATCAATAGACCCCCTCAACAACTTGATTCCGGCCTTGTTCCCAAGCAGCAAACCAGATGCCTCGCACCCTTTAGGCCACCGGCTCTTCGGTCTTGACTTGGTCTGGGTCACCGCTCTTGCGTGCAGGCTTGCGACCTTGCCTGTTATTTCGAAAGCAGGGGTTGCGAGCCGCCAAACAGGGGACCACACAGAAGGCCACCAGGCTGGCCACTGATACTCATTGCGTGTTGGAAGGGCTCTAACGATGCCGGTCTGAGACAACAGCTCAATGTCGAACTTTCTTTCCTTGAGGAAGAGCCTGACCATGTTGTCTTCCTTGCACCCGTTCATTTGGTTTAGCGGGGTGGATGCTCTCCACAAGCTTGCAACCTCGGAAAGCGACGGCCTCTTTGGTTCTGTCCTCTTGGGCTTGAAGTCTTTGTACCGTTCTGAAAGCCCGGTGCCCTCGAACCACTCGTAAACCTTTCTCTGCTTGTCTTTGTTGATGTCGCTTAGTTTTCCACCAGCTACCGCATAAGAGACAAGGTCAACCACATCCCCCTTCTTCTGACATCGATGGCACTGCCAAGCGGTGTCCGATGCGTTCAGACCAACAGGCCCCCTCTTGTCTCCGCTCCCCCTGTTCTCTTCTCCACAGGCCGGGCAAGGCGACAGTGACCTCCCCTTCCTGATTGATATCTTTAGTCGTTCTGCAGCGACAGATATCGGCGTTCGCTTTGCTCTTTGAATCCACATGGTTGCTCCCCAACTTGTCACCCCCGGTTTGACCCCCGGCTAATGCCGGGGGCCATGGGGAGCCCCACATGGGGCTGGGCTGATCAGGCCCGAGACAACTCAATAACTTTATTTTTTTGAAATGGTGAACTCAAGTTGTTCACCGGGTCTTACTGAAAACTCGAGGTGTATGCCGGTCTCTTCCTTTGCTCTGGATGCAAGCTTTGCAAGCGTATCCAGTGAGACTGGTGGCCTGTTCCTCGTGACCGTTCCCCACAGCGTGGTGTGGCTAATGCATAGGACATCTGCCGCGCCCCTGTACCCTCCTCCGATTTCTTCGTACAGCGCTCTGACTGCTGGTGTCGTATCTATTCTCTCCATAATTTATCCTTCAGGGAGGACGGCAACCCATCCTTCGGTTGCTGTGTCCGTTGCTGGTTTCTCTTCTTCATCTAAAACCATGTAGACTATGTCACCTTCTACTACATCGAGGTTTTGGCCACACGAGATCTTCTCTAAGACCCAGCTCAGCGCCTCATCCGCGTCCTTCCCAACTCCATTGAGATGGATTTCAAATCTGTAGCGTTTCATTCTGTCTGACATGCTTTCTTCTTTTTGTTGTTGGTGGCTGGGGCAGCGGGACTCGAACCTGCAACTTCCTGATTAACAGTCAGGCGTTCTGCCAATTGAACTACACCCCATTGATCTTACCTTGCATCCCAAGATACAACTCTCGGACCACCGGGCCACCCATCATCAGGAGTATGTGGCCTGAAGATAATGATAGCGGAACCCTTAGGTGCTGCGGCAGCCTTGCTTCCGTCTGGTTTGAGAAAGCTTACCCTTCCTCGCAATAGACGAATCTCGTCTGCCTTCCATGCGTGGTCATGCCACCAGGCCGTGTCGGTGCAAGCCATAACTAATGCAACTACTGGCTTCCCCGAAAGGTGGCACTGATGCCAGCACCGCTCAACCCAGCTGCTCACATTCCTACCGTATGGTGGGTTGCAGAAGATTGCGCCGCTGGAGATCCAGTCAGTAGACAGGGCGTCCTGCCATGTATGAATGCCATGATCTGGCCCCATGTACTCTTCGCAAAGCTTGCTTTCGAAGGTGGCCGCCGCGTCAAGCTTGAAGTCAAACTCAAGGTCGAGCTTGTTGAAAAGCTTGGGCGGCGTCCTCCAGCAATCATCTTTGCTTGAGTGAATGACACTCCAAGGTGATTGCGTACTCATCAGACAATGTGATCCATAAAGTCATCAACAGCCTGGTTGTGCTGGTTGACTGGGGCTCGGTGTGAGTTGCCCTGTCCCTGGCTGTTGTCCCGCATGAACTTCACCTGTTCGGCGACAACCTCTGTGGTGTACTTGTCGTTCCCTTCTTTGTCCTGCCACTTGCGGGTTTGCAGTCGCCCTTCGACGTATACCTGCTTGCCCTTCTGGCAGTACTTTGCGACGTTTTCTGCGGTCTTTCCCCAGGACACAATGTTGTGCCACTCGGTGTGATCTGTCCAGTTGCCGTCACGATCCTTGCGGCGCTCGTTGGTGGCGATGCTGAAGCTGCACACTGTGCTGTTCGCTGTTGGCCTGGCCTCCGGGTCTCGCCCAAGGTTGCCGATTAAAATTACTTTGTTGATCATTAGTCTTCTCTCCAACCGTTTCCGATGATGTTTGCAAATACAAACGCGATTACTATCCAAGGCAAAATGCCCATGCTTACTCCCTTTTAGGGCGGGGTGCCCTAACCTTTGTTGTTGTACCAAGTGTTCTGAGAATCCATCCACCTGATGGCGGTTCGAATATCATCACGGTCTTTCGCGCTGAGGTCGCCTGATTGATCAAGCACCGTCTTGTAGATTGCGTCGCGAACGGCAACAACCTTTCTCATTCCGCGATTGACCTTGTTTGTGTATGCTGGTTTTCTATTGGCCATTTTTTCTCCTAAACCTCGCAGCCAAGCGAGCGATAAAGCTTGATTCTTTTACGAGCCATGCTGTTGAACACTGGCGAATCATCTACAACATCGAAGACAACAGGGGTCTGCTTGCCTTCTTTGACGCGCATGATTCTCCCGATGCGCTGTTGAATACGGCCCAACGCCTTGGTTGGTACTGTAAGAAATACTGTATCAAGTCCAGGCAAATCCAGCCCTTCGTCGGCAATACAGGTGGCGAAGATGACATCGATTTCGCGCTTGTCTGCTGACTCAAGAAGCTCGGCGCGTTTCTTCTTGGACAGTGTTCCAACAAGCGCAACAGCCCTGAGCCCTTCGTTTGACAGCTCCTCCGCCATCTCTTTGCAGTGCTGTACCCGGTCAGACAACACAAGGACCTGCCTGCCTTCATTGCGCACCAAGATGTCAACCTTGTCGAGAATGAACTGTGTTCTTTCATTGTCGCTACACATATCACTAATCAGTCGAACCCAGTCCCTCTTCCTTCCTTCAGGAATCTTCCACCCAGTGTGAAGCTGTTCAATCCTCGGTCTGCACACAAGACCACGGTTCACTAAGTCCTCTGTCTTGATCTCATGCAGGACATCGCCGAGGTGCCAATGCAAGATGTCGCTTAGGCCGTCCTGTCTTTCAGGGGTTGCTGTCAGTCCTAACCTGTACCTCTGCGGCATCGTCATCAATGTCTCACAGAAAGTGTTGGCTGGCACATGGTGGCACTCATCCACAATGAGTAATCCAAACTGCTTTCCGAAGTTGTACCTCTCTGTCCACAACCATCTCGATAGTGTTTGGAATGTCGCTACAACAATGCGCTTTGTCCCACCCTTTTCCAGCTCATTTGTTCCTCCTCCAACAATCGATGGCCGGAAGTTTAGCTGCTGCTCACACCTGTCTGCCCACTGCTTGGCAAGGTCGAGGGTGTGTACAAGGACAAGGGCTGGAGTATCAAGGGCAGCTATGGTGCCAACACCAATGGTTGTTTTACCGGCACCACACGGCGCTACGACTACTCCCTCTTTGCTTGCCTTTAGGTTTCCAATCGCGTGGGTCTGGTAGTCCCTGAGCTTGATGTGCTCTGCAACACTGAGCTTCTCCGCATCAGGGAACGAGGTCTTGTCAACCACCCTAAGTGAAGAGGGCTCCACATACTTTGTGAGGTCGATGCATCGTGGAATCTGAATGCCGTTGCCCCACGGGTGAATGACGGGCAGTCGCTTGAATGCCTTCACCCACTCGTCTGGAAGCTCGATGTATCTCCCCTGATTGCGAAGCCTGTGAGCCTGGATCCATTCAGGGTTCTTCAGTCTGTACTGGCTGCTGATCTCTCGAAGCACATCCTTGTGCTCTTTTATGAAGTCGGGGTGTATGTATTGAGCACCACCCCGCACGATGATGTTCTGTAGTTTAGACATTGATTAACTCCAACTCCTCAAGATGTTTGCTAACTCTTCCTCGTGTGCGTCTCTGTCTGCCTTGTTTACAGCGTCGCTGTACTTCTCCGCAGCTTTCATTAGATCCTCGATGATCTCATCTCTCGGCTCATTGAGGTACTCCAACAAATATCCTCTAAAGCAAACCTCAAGATGGGCCTTGGCCTTGAGTCTTTCTTCTGAGTTTGGTCTCTTTGGCGGCAAAGATGTCATGCTTCACCGGGAGGCGAGGCGACTGCTCTGAGGCTAATGCTCACCGCAGCCTCCGCCATGAGCCGGTCTACTTCTTCTCCACCGAAGTTGAACAGCTCCTTTGACAGCTTTTCAGATCTGCTGCTCAAGCTTTCGCAAGCATTGATCAGGCTGGTCTTTCTTTGAATTGGAAGGTCCACGTCCTTTAGGATGAGCATGACAAACCTTGGAAAGATTTGCCCCTCAAGCAGGACTTCTTCCAGCTCTTCCTTTGATATTTCTTTTCCGTTTAGCATTCTGTTTTTCCTTAATGAATAGGGTTGAAGGGGGTTTGATCGATAAAGATTGGCCTGCCACGTCCATCACAGGCATCAAGAGTGTTGTACCGAAACCATTCCAAGGCTTCGTCTAAGGTCATGCCTTCTTCGACGTGTGAGTTGAGGATTCCCGGCATGCTGTAAACAAGGGCCGGGTCCTCTCCGCTTCGATGACAGACACCCACGATGTGTTTGTCATAGAATGAGCGGGGCTCAAGTCTGGACCAGCAGCCTCCGCTGCTTTCAATCCATTGGAGTATCTCTCCCGGCGTGTCTCTTGTTGTTTGTTTACTCACTTGTTCTCCTTTTCAGAATGGGCAGATGTCTTCTCTGTCCAGTTCGCCATTGTCCACTTGTTCAATACAGTAGACACACAGGTTCTTCACTTCCTCGTGGTACGAGGTTCCGTCTTTGATTTCTTTCTTGACTGCCTTCTCATTGCAGGCATCACAGACAATGCCGCAGTAGTTACACAACCTGGCATCGCCATCGTGATCCGTGTCTTCCTCGAACAGATTCTCGGAACACTTCTCACACCGGGGATGGTCGTGAGGTAGCTTCGGCTCGTAGTGAGCCTCCCATTTCGCCCAGTCATGCGCGTCCATTGCTCTTCTCCTTCATCCTGTGTAGACAATCTCTGCGTTGGCAATGGCTCCGGTGAGCCCGCCTGTGATGGGTCGGCATGCGCTGGCATGCATGGATAGAATCAGCCACACGTCTTGCTCAGGAAACCAGAAGATGCTGGAAGCTTTCTCGTAGTTGCAAGCCACCTCCCAGGATGGTCCTTCGAGGTACTTGTGTCGGTAGTCAGGGCTTCCCCACGGGTCAGTGTAGAACTCTCGAATGGCACGCTTGTCCTTCTGTTCGTACTCTACAAGGCAGGAGTCTTCAGGCATGCCTGCCTCCTTGGCGTTGGCACGCCATGCCGCTGCTACTTTCTCGATCTCTTTAGGTACTTTCTCTTTCATTGCTTGTTCCTCGCTAAAGCTTTCTTGTTGATTTCCACAACAGCTGGTTGGCCTCTTCGCTCTTTCCCTCTTTCATTAGCTGGCTCATCTCTTTCTTTTTGATTGGCTCGGCGCAGATGATCTCCTCATGAGAGGGCCCAGCCCAAACGTCTTTCTGGATGGAAAGAACGTGGGAGTCCTCGTCATCGCTTGGCACCGATAAGCGTGACAGCTCGCACTCTAAGCCAGCCTCGGCTTCTGCCTTGGCTCTCTCCTCGTCCGGCGCTTCGACTGTGACAAGGAATGTGCGGCGCTGAACTACCGTGGCGTATACCTCAAACTCCATCACTCACCTCCTCCGCGCACTGAGCGCTGCAATACATTCCTTCTTTCGTCTCGTGAGAGACGATCTTCTCATCGTTTGTCTTGGTCCCACATTCATCACAGATGATGCACTTGCACCAGTCGTCTGCTGTGTCGGCCTCGCCGCATACTTCGCACTTCATCACTCACCCCCCTCGTCTGGCTTTTCTTCTTTCCTGGTCAGCGCAACATGCATGCCGCAGTCTTCGCACCAGTTGTTTTGCTCCGAGTCCCAAGGCCCAACGTCATCGAGGACCTTGTTTCCTTGGTTGGGGTCAACCCATGCCATGAGTTGAACGGCGCTTGATCCACACTCCTTACAGACAATCATCACTTACCCCCAAGGAGCCTTGCTCCAGTCCTGGCCTTGAGACCTGGATTGATGTCGATGTTCTGTCCGTCGCGATAGCCTGCGCTTGATGCTCCAACTCCGCCACTGTAGCTGCCCGTGCTTGGGTTATCTTTCCTCATGCGATCCCGTGCTCGGTCGGCTCGGCTTTGGAGAGCGAGAGCTGTTTCTGTGCTCTGCTCCTGGCGTTCTGCCTGCTGCTTCATTTCTCTAAGCTTCTGACCAAGACCGGCTACGCACCCTTCACGATACGATGTGCCTTCGGTGCGGGTGACCCAACCGTCGCGCTCTTTGATGCGGTGGCGCTCTATCTTTGTGAGCCGTTGGATCTCTCGCTTGGCTACAGAGTAGAGGTATTCCCACACTTCGAGGTCCGAGCGGTGGCCGTAGGCTAAAGCAAACGTCCGACGCTTGAAGTCGCCTATCACTTTCTCTTCTGCGTAGGGGTTGACTATGGTCCCATGCCTGACGCTTCTAAGCACGGACAGGTTGCAGTGAGAGCCGAGAGACCATGCAAGACTCACAGCCCATGTCTGCTTTCCTATCTCAATGGCTCGCACCTCGACTGGGTCCTCTTCGAGCATGGCTTGCTCAGAGAGAGTAGACATATTGATCGCGTGTTCACGCATGAGCTTCTGGGCCATTGCCGCAGCGGTAGCTGCCTCGTTCTCGTTGGTGCTCTCGGCAAGCGCCAAGAGCTTTCGGATGCGTGAGGCCATCTTTGCTTTCTTTGTCATTGCCCACCCCCAAGGATTTGGTCGGAGAGTTGTTTCATCTTGCTCATCATTTCCATGATGGACTCCTCCTCTTCTTCTTCCTCTTCTTCGATGGGCCAAGCACCAGCCTTCATGTCCTCGCGGAACTTCTGCTGGGCCTCGGCAAGCTCCTCAGCAGTGAACAAGCGGGCATCCTTCCCCTTGTAATGGTGAGAGATGTAGCCCAAGAACTCATCCGCCTCGTCGGCGTCGTCGAACAGTGGGCCAAAGACTACGTTGGCGGTTGTGCAGACAAGCACTGCACCTTCTCTTGCTTCGACACCCATTACTCACCTCCCTTATAGAAGTCCTTCTCGAACTCGGCGACAGCTTCCTCTGCCTGGGCTCTCATGTTCTCAATGCGGATCTCTTCTTGAGGAACGAACACATGGGTGTATTCTCCCCCGCCGAGATACCCGGATGTGTGGGCCAGCCCGTCAAGGCTCCGGTCCATTTTCCGCATCAGGGCTACTGCTGCTTTCCTGTGGTTGCCCGTAGCGTTGAGCGAGTGATCAAAGGGTGTGGCCTTGTACACTCCGTCAGGTCCTGTCGCTACGATTCTGGAGCCACTGCTGTTTGTGGGTCCTCTATACTTTGTCTTAATTCCAAACATTGTTCTCTCGGTGTTTGTTGTTTGTTGCTGGCTCTCTCAACCAACACTTAGTGTATACACCTGTTGTGTGTTGTCATTCAACAACAAAATGCACACACCCTCATCTCTTGACATCTCGTTGACATTTACTTGCTCAGTCTCTCATCGAGATGGCGAAAGCGATCACAGCTACAATAAGAAAACCCCAAGCAATTACATCTACATAGATGTGCCCTTGGCTTGGTTGGTCAATGGTTTGGTACTGTATCTTCATGTCATGCTCTATCGGGAAAGGTGCCCCCCTCCCCTTCAACGATCGAGAAAAAGGGGAGGAGGACTGGAGGTAACCACTCCTCCCTCATTGTGTATACGGGCAAAGGGTAAATTAATTTCCAGAAGGATAAAAGATTTTATCTCTCCAGCTCCTTTGCCATAAAGGCCCAGACCCTATCCAAGAACTCTTGGCTCGTGATTCCTATCGGAGGTGGGGTGTCGTCTTCACATTGTTGTGTAGTGCTGTCTTCTCTTCTCTCTTGTTTGCCTTCATTCATCATGACGACCTCTTTGTTTGTTGTTGTTTGTAGTCAAGGGATGACTCCCTCAACAGTAGTACTGGTGTAGTAGTCACCGAGCGTGACAAACTTTCTCAACTTTCTCTTCACTTACTACTACGATTGGCAACCAGAAAAGTTAACCTCCCGACTAAAAAAAGTTTTATTCTTCAGTGGTTTCAACAACTTGCAAGTGGCTCGCATCATCCAGGTGTTCTGGCACAGGCTCTTCATCATCGAAGAAGATGTCCTCCTCTTCTGCCCATGGGTCTTCACCGATAGCTTGTTCGACATCATCAGGGCTCGACGTGTCAAGCACAGTGATCTCCGCATCCTTTGCGAACTCCCATCCGGCTGGCGGATACCACCTGTAGCGTCGCACCCTTTGGATCATAGAGCGTCGTCTCTTCCAGCCGAGAGACTCCATCACGGTTGCGAGCTTCATCTCTCCGGCTCTGCCTGACCAGTCAAGGCCCAACTCTTCTGACTCGTTGACCTCGGAGAGGATGTCTGCGCTTGAGATACCGATGTGTCTCTTGCGGAGCTTGGCTCGAAGCCTGTCTGCGAACTCTTCATCCACCTGTCGCACGTCTTGTACCATGTCCATCTGAGGCACAGCAGCCAACACACCGGAGTACAGCTCAAACTCGGACGGCGTGATGCCGTAGCGCCCAGTCAGGTAGACCAGCAGGGATGCCATCTCAGCTTTCCCGGCTTTGGTTGTGCCTGTGTAGATAGTCCCAGAAGGACTCGCGGTGTACTTCCCTGCCAGCTTCTCGTCATGGCGTAGCGCCAAGAAGACAGCGTGTGATCCGTTCCCTGCCTCAATAGCTTTTCTCGTTTGTTCTTTCATTGTCCTGGCCTCCTTGTGCCTGGTTGGGTGGTGTTAGGTGTGTTCAGGGTATCCGAAAGGATCCAGTTAGGCAACTGCCTCCACGGTGACACACCGTCATTAGCGGGTGACCAAGAGGTTACCATTGGGCAAGTATTGATACTGTCAGTAGCACTTCTGCCCATATGGGTGGCAGCACTGCCTACACCTTGGATTGCAAAAACTTCTGTGGTTACAGGTACTTGGCGCAGCCGGTTAGCCTTCCTAACCTTATTCCTTATCTTTACTCCCCCCCCTATATAAAAAACCATAGAGAAAACAACAGGGGCAAATACCCCCCCTATATGTCTATAGGGTTTTAGGCGTGCCAGGTGGGGCAGAGGGTATAAAGTGCAGTGATTACAATACATTAGCTACTGGATAACCTATGGATTTCTCATCCAGGGTGTGGGTACAAGGGTTCCATTGGGAAACATGAGGATGATCACCTCAGGACCCTTTCTTTTCAGCCATCTACGGCTAATGCCAGAGGCCCAACGATGTGGAATAGATGCCGAGTACTTGGGTGTGACGTGAAGGTCTAATAGGTACGATGCAACCACCGTCTGACTCTCTCCAACCGCCTTGCAGAAGGTGCCAAAGCGACCAGGCCAACCGTTGGTATCCTCGATGCGCTTGAACATCAGCCAAAGACGAACACAGCATGCATGCACCTCGTCTCCATTGCTCTCACGACAGCTGGAAGACTCGATCTCTTTGATGTACGCTCGCAATTCACGTCGTGTCATCTTCACAGATGAGGACGGAAGGAGGTAGGATGTCTGAGATGCTGAGGCGATTTGATCGGACGACATGAGGCTTGAGTTATTTGGATTATTTGGATATTTTGGAGATAATAGGGTCGGTAAAGCCTCCCGCTTCGCAGGAAAGGATACCGTGGGTTGATGAGGTAAAAATGAAGCGTGGGTATTGGTGGCGGGCGGCCATCGAAAGGGTGTACCCCATATTGATAGACCAGCTGTACCTACAACGCCTCGGAAACACTAAGAAAAACAATAAGTTACGCATCCAGGCTCGTAAAAACCCAACCGGCAACCCGAAGTCAGACACCAAGGGCCCAAAGCTACCGAACGTTAGGTTACTCCGGCTCCGTGCGAGAGACGAATAGCCCCCGAAAAACTGAAGGCGCGACTCGGTACGCTCCCCGACAAGTGCTTGTGATGTGTTGCCCATGCTCACCAGTATAACCTGGCGCGATCTGGTACGGCCCCGAACATTCAAGGGGGCGCGACTCGGTACGGCCCAAGACGTAAAGGCGCGATCTGGTTCGACGATAGACATGGTGAGCTGTTCCCGCGTTTGAAGTTGGAAGGGGGGCATGACCGGAGACCAATCACAGCCATGCCCCGGAGTCCGGCGGGCATGATTCCACCGGACCCCTCAACCAACTCAGTTGTTCTCGTCGTATTGCTTGGCAAAGCCACGGGCGATGCACAACAGTGCTTCCATGGGTGTCACTCTTTCGCTGAAGGGCTTCGTCTTGTCCCAATGCCAGTCGATGTACGGGTTCTCTTGGTAGGCATCCCACTTCGCTTGGCTCAAGATGATGCACGACCACCCATCATACCCTGGCGCAGTGATTTGAAACTTCTCCTTGTGCGCTTTGGGAAAGGTGAACACCGCACCTGAGTCCTTGTAGGTGTAGCTGTTGCCGATGCGTGTCATCTGAAGCTTGGACTTCTTGAACCCGATCTTCTTGAATGCTGCTGCCATCTGTCGATTAGTCATTTCCATTTGTCTCTCCAGTGCCCCCCTTTCGGGGGGCGGTTTGTTTGTTGCTCTCAGACTACCCGTGGGAATACGTCTGCGTCTCAGTGTTGAAGCTCAGCTTCCGGTGCCGCTGGGCGTAGTCATCTTCCGCACGAATGATGGCCGGTGTGCCGTGGCGATGGTCGTCTCTCTTGTTGTGGTAGTTACCGCCACCGCATCCATTGTGATCTGCGTTGTACATCCAGGTGACATACTCATCACCGAACTTGGCCATCACAGTGAACAGGTAGTGGTCACCAGGGTGGAACGAGTACGCCTTGATAGCGTAAAGCGTTGCTCCGTTGCTCAGCTTCTCGCCGAACTTGGGAAGCTCCCACCGCGTTTGCTTCTTGGCCAGAATCTCGAGTGCTTTGCTCACTTGGGCTTGGCTAAGAGTCCCGGTCATCGTTGCGTGCAACTGGCCCTCCTGTCTGTTGATGTCGGCGATTGTCTCGTGTGTTGTCTTCATGGTCTCTCCTTGGTTGAAGATGTGGTGGGCCGAATGCCTAACCACATAGGTCAGGTAACTGGTGGTAGGACATCCGGCCAGAAAATAGATGAGAAAGTTTTGGGGGCGCGATCTGGTCCGGGCCCAGACGCTACCCGGTTCGTGCCCCGACGCTATCAGGTACGCACCCAGACAGGCGCGATCTGGTACGACGGCAGACGCTATCCGGTTCGTGTGCATACAGGCGCGACTCGGCACGACGGCAGACGGATCACCAGATGGCGATCACGTCTATACCACTGTTGTGGAATCGGGCCGCCCGCTCTGCCCCCTTCCTGGTTTCCCAGCTACCCGGCATCTTATCGACCGGCTCGCCGGACTTGGGGTATCCCCACCCGATACCCCACGATCCGTCTTTCTTTTGGTATGCAAAGCACTCCATGGTGCTCTCCTTTAGGGGGCTTGCGCCCCCGTCTGGTTTGGTTTGGTTAGGGTGTGTAGCGAAACATCCTACGGACATGGGATGTCCCATTGGTGTGGCTCTCTACCCACTGAGCGCGAAAGCCATACTTTTTTTCAAATGCATCTAAGAAAGTCCCCGCATCCATGTCCCCTTCCAAGTAGGCAATGGTCTTGTGCTTGTTCGTGTAAGAGTAGGGGGTGATCTTCTCTTGAATGCCAAGGTCCTTCAGTGCATTGAAGGGTACCGCAAGCCATTCGTGGCCAGGGTCAGCATAGAAGATCAGCGCCATTGTGTGAGGGTCGAAAGGTTTAGCCATTGTCTTGTCCTTTAGGGGGCTTGCGCCCCCGTTAGGTTTGTTTGTTAGATTGCGAGGCCCTGGTGCCAGTCGGTAGGCTCAGCGAGGCCAGCCCGCCATAGTCGGTACCGCTTCTCCAGTGACCCGTGAACGTTGATCGCTCTTGACGGACGACCCGATCCCTTTCGGGTACCGTCGCACTGTGCGCAGCGCTGACAGTCTAGGATCTTCCCCATTTCTTCCGATGCAGGACAGCCCCGTTCGAATGGTAGAAGGGGCTCCTCTGCTAGCTTGACTCGAAAGGTACGCCATCCCAACGCATGCGCCCTGATCGTATCCCATGGGGTCTCTGTTGAGGCCATCACAAACGGGGCCCACATTGACGCGTCAAGGTCTCGCCACCTGTGATCGTATCCTGTGATCGTCTCAGCACCTTTTGTGTGGTGCCCCCAGATCCCAACGGGTACCGCTGAGGGATTACCATACGCACCTAGCCTGAGGTCTCTATCGATGGCGATAGGCTGTAACTGGTGATCGTATCCGCCCCGATGGTATGCCTTCCAGATAGCTAGCGGGGCTTGGTATCCGATGACATAGCATGCGCCACCTAGCGACGGTCTATGAATGCAACCGCCACAGACGGACTCATCTGCTCCATTCTTGATCGCTACATGGGGCGCAATGTCTGTGCGCATGATCCAGGTTTGGATCATCCCCTTCCGATTCGAATCGGATAGCTTTTTGTTTTTCGTTTTGCGCTTGAGCCCGGTCGCGACGCACACAATAGGTGCCCCGTCGATCTGGCTTGCTCCTTCCCATAAAATTCTACCGTCTGCCATTTTTATCATGCTCCTAAGGGTCTCTAGTCGTTATGACTATCTTTACCTTATAGAGGTTAGGCAGGCTAGGCAATAGGTAGACTGATCCCTTGACAAGCCCTTGACATATGGCGCGATCTGGTACGTGCCCACACAAGAACAGGCGCGATCTGGTTCGCACCCAAACAGACGGGGCGCGATCTGGTTCGCACCCGGACGATAGGTGAAAGGCTACATACACAAGTAAGCCCGGCCATCTGTGCACGATGACCGGGCCGCCTCTGTTGTTTGTTCCGTATCTTAGGTGACTGATAGCGTATTAGGGAGCGACCCCAATAGGTACCAGTCAAACCCGGTCAACACACAACAGCGCTTTACTTTTTGAACAGTTCGCGCCCGTCCACGATCTCTAACGTCAAGCCGTTAGGGGTCAAGACCTCAGCTTCGAACCGCACAAGGTCTGCCTTGTCGTAGCACTTGCTACAATAAAACGATACCTTCGCGGGTTCCTTTCCTTTCCAGATTGTGATCTCAACGGCCCGCTTACAGTCAAGAACAGCTCGACACTGGCCGACATAACAGAATGTTTGGTGTCCTACTGCGCTTTTGAACCATTCCTTTTTCATCTCTTTTTGGACGGCGTCTAACACTGGTTCGTTCTCTAACATTGGTTCGTTCCCTTACACTAAGGCCGGGCCCCTTGCGAGACCCGGCCAGTGGAGTAGTCAAGCTTTACGCTTGACCTGACATGATGTGGATATCCTGCGGACGATAGACTTGTTTGTTGTAGACGAACCGATCCCATGTACCGGGTGCCATAGTGAACCGCCGGAAGTGTTTGATCCGGTCGCACTTGAATTCGATCCACTCTCGGATCTTAGTCTCTACTGCTTTAGTGCGTGGCTTGTATTCACCGGGTGTCACGACCCACTTGTCAACGTGTAGCCCCGTGATGTACAGCTTGCCGCCTGTCTCTACCAGTCGGCCCTTATCATCCACCGGGACGAAGGGTGACTGTTGAGGTCCGGCTTGCCGCTTTGCATAGGCAGCCCGCACCCGATCCAATACGGCGGTCGCTTGTTCGATACTGGTACAGTCGGGGCAGTTCGCCAGAATAGTAGCCGGGTCGATCTGTTTAGCCGCTACGATAGCCCGGCCCAACAGATCCATATAGCTGAAGCCTACCTGGATCTTGCGGTTCGTTACCTCGCCGCTTGATTTAGAGACGTGACCATATAGCCACGCGAACTGGCCGCCGCCCGATTGTGACAGCGCTTGAATGAATGAAGGAAAGTTACTTTGCATGTCGCTTACTCCTAAGCATGTCCGGCTTCATTGCCTGACTTGACTATCTTAGCCAGTTAGGCACGGGGGGCAATAGTGCTTGACATTCTGTTGACATCTTACCACCGGCCCGCACTGTGCTCTACCCGTGGCGCGATCTGGTTCGCAAGTACCCCACCAATAGGCAGGCGCTAATCGGTACGGGCCCGGACTGATTATCCGTGGCGCGATCTGGTTCGCCAACAGTCCACCGCGAAAAAAGAGCAGACGCAAAGCCTGTTAGATTATTTTCTGGCAATCCTGCCTAACCTTGCTATACTTAGGTCAGGTAATGAGACCTAAGGAGAACAAAACATGGAAAGCTTCAAACGATGGGCCGATAACTTCTTCACCAGAGACAACTTCATTGACCTTGTGGTCATGCTTGTAGGGGGAACAGCGGCAATGACTGTCTTCTACGGGATGCTGTATGTCGCCGACATATCCACCAACTAACCAACCACAGGGGGCGCAAGCCCCCACCACCTTGAGACCTAAGGAGTAGCTGACATGGACAAGAAAAAACCGTCATGGGTAGAAGGCCCCCACTTGAGAGGACGCAGGTTCACAAAGGAAAGAGAGCAGAACAGGAAGGAAAAGATGGAGAAAGCGATCAGTACCTGCGCTGACAAGATCAAGGCAGCTAACCCGTGGGATGAAGCACTGATCTTTCCACAGGTGAACGGTGCGGTGAAGGTGGTAGCTAAAAGTGGGAAGTTTGAATTCATCGTGCTTGCCAGCGGACAACTTCATCAACTGCTGAACACTGAAGAGCAGTCGTATGAATACTTCGAGTCACTATTTGAGGAACCAGAGCCAGAGGTCGATTGGGTCAACGGTGAGGATGCGAGGATCGCCGCCGCTGAGTCAGAACAGTGGACCCGGGACAACGATCCAGACGAGCGCTACCATGAGACGAACGACGCGATGGACAGGCTCTCCGATAGCCTGCAGTGATTCCAGACCATTGGGGGCGGGTGAAGGCTCGCCCCTTCTGGCCTGCAATCAGGCAGGATCAAACCCGGAGTAAGACAATGCAACCTACATTCACCCTTTTTCACGCTGATCACGGTATCACTAAGAAGCAACTGGCCTTCATTCAGGACATGGTAGCCGGACCTCAGACGAACGACGGCTTCTTTATCCAGCAGGTGGTGATCCCCCAGGAGCTTGGGACTGTACCCTGTGGCCTTCACGGCCCTGTAATGGGAGACAAGCCAGTGACCGGCGAAGAGGTAACACTTGAGGCACGAGGGGATCGCCCATGGAAAGACCGTCTTGTACGTCGTGACCCTCGTCAAGTGAGCTACGTTCAAGTCATTGGTATTCGCGACGGTAGCAGCTTTCAACTGTTCACCATCTACGGGGGGCCGGTCGCACCTCAAAACCCTAACGACCCGTCGAATAAAGACATTGAAGGGTCAATAACGTTTTGGTCAGAGCATGCCTTGAGCATGTAGGCAGGGTGGGATTAGGCCCTGTGCGTCCATCACCCTATCGGGTGGTGGGGTTCCCAACTAAGGAGTACGACATGCGGCTCAGAAATAAGCTCAGAGAGAACACGCCCGAACTATCCCAGGTCTTTTGCCCCAGGTGCGGAAGGCCCCTGATGTACAAGGATCAAGCCCTCAATGCCCTGTCACGTCGTGACAATAAGACCTACATCTGCACTAGCTGCGGAACGAGTGAAGCGGTGAAGGACTATGCCGGCCTGGAAGATGACCTCATGCACTGGAGCTACCCAAGCGAGGGGATCAAGAAGCTTCTGAGAAAGGACCCCCGGTACAAGGCCGCTCTACTGGAGGAGTTAGAGACAGCCCAGGACAATGAGTCATGGTCTTTCATTCACAATCAAGTGGCCGACTATAGAGAGTACAAAGAAGAGCGCGAGACCCTTGAGAAGGAGATTGCCAAGTGTGATTAGAGCCACACTCAGCTAGCTCACAGAAGAGCCCTCACCTACCCGTGGGGGCTTTCTTTGTTTTGATCTATGGTGGCTGTCTTAGTAGAGGCTTAGCTCGGAGACCGATAGTGCGAAAAGACACGCTGTGACAGTGTGAAAAGACACGCTCGACAGCAGAGGATCACCCAATACTAAGCCCATGACTTTAGTGTGGAGAGAGCCAGTTCACCGGGGGGGGTGCCATATAGTATGTGCCCGTACTTGCTCGGTAGGGTAAGCTTGGTCAGAGGCAGGTTGCTGATGGGTGAAGTCAGAAGAGATGAGTTGAACTCGATAGATGAGGTGGAGATATCTGTCGATGCATCAAAGGTCTATGACATAGCGCTATCAGCATTGGTGTCTCTCATTACTTTAGAGCTTGAGCTACTCGAAGAGAGAGGCTTTAGGAATGTAGTACTGGATGAGAAAGTTGGGATTGATGATGAGGGTGGTGAGCTTGTGGTTTTCGTAACTGTCTGCTCTGCACCACCGGATGATTCAAAGGTTGAGAGTCTTACTTTTCCAGTAATGTCTGTGGGTAAAAAGCATTGGCGTTGGAAGGGAGAAATAGAGAACTGAGTGATTGGCTGGTTCTTAGTCAGCTATATCCATCAGGTGGTTTACCGGGAGTTGTAGAGGTTCCGGTTGAGCTGGCTTTGTATGAAGAGCTTCGTCGTGAACTGTGTCTTGTTGACACTATCGTTGTGAAGTTCAGTCGCATTGAGTCTGTTGCTGGCTTGTCATCAGAGTGGTTCTTGGTTGGTGACATTGTCTGTCGATATGTTGGGATGCAAGAAGACTATGCTGATGTGATGCGTCGTCGTACTGATATGCTCTCGTACCATCATAGGTTTATTGGTCGTGCAGACTGGGACAGGATTGAGAGGACAAGGGCTCTTGCTATAGAACATCATCGTTGGGAAGTAGACCGTGTGAGAATGGATAGTCAGGATGAGTTCTCTCACAGGAGGTTTGGTCAGACAGTCATCTCTGATCCTTTCGGTAGAACACTTATCTATGTAGGTCCAAGGTCTATACGCTTCTGGGGTCTACCGTTTGAGCAGATAGATCCAAGAGAACATCGTAGTAAGTTGAAGGCTATACCAGCGTATAGAGTTGCTGCTGGTTGGTTAGCTATTCGTGTTGGTTTCTATAGAGTCATGGATAGATGGAACAGTCGTGAAGAAGAATCAGTTTGTTCTGGATTAGAGCTATTGTCTGGAGTCGATGACATTGTTCGTCGTGTCTATGGAATGAGAACAAGATTCAATGACAGACATGGAATGAATGACCGTTGTGTTCAGGTATGGATTCGTAGAAACATTGGTGGGATAGCTGCAAAGAAGAACAGTCCATCAAGAAAGTTCTGGGAAAGAGTCTTTGAAGAAGAAGGTCCAACAGCATCTCCATGGTTGGAGAAGGTGAGGGATCATGAATGTATGAAGTGGATTCGTTTGAGCTTGTTGGAGTATGAAGAGCTGTTGTCTTACAGCAAGTATTCAGAATGGATTCCTGGTAAGACGTATAGAGTGGAGGTGGTTTCCAATGCGAATACACGAACTCGATGGAAGTAGAGAAGAAGAGGTTTATGCTGCTGCTGTTCTACTGGAGTTGCGCTCTGTGATTTCAGAGATGTATGCATTCTTGAGTAGAGAGTCTTTGACTGATTATCGTTGGAGAACATTGGGTCGTTGGTTGAAGAAGTCTCCTTCTGATTTAGACTGGTTATGGCAGCAAGCGATGATGCATAAACGATGGTGGGAAAGAGAAGGTCTTGTTGTTCGTATGCAAGAAGTTGTTCTCTCTCTGAAGGAGCGACTAGAAGATGTTGAGCAGTCTCCTCCATTGGAGCGTCTTATAGAGCACTTGAATAAACTAGAGGAAATAAGATGAGTGGTTGGGACTTTGAGGTGGTGATTCCTGGTAGTCCGATTGGTAAGGGTCGTCCGAGAGGTACGGCTGCTGGTGGATTTGTTCGCTTGTATACACCAAAGAAGACAGCTGATTGGGAGCGTTCTGCAGCACTGATTGCAAGGAATGCTTGGATGGATGCTCCGTTAGACAAGTGTGCTATTGAGGTAGAAGTTGTAGCTGTGTTTCACCGTCCAAAACGACTGATGCGCAAGAAAGATCCTGAGGGTAGAGTTCCTCATACAGCTAAGCCAGACATAGATAATGTTGTGAAGTGTGCGCTGGATATGGCGGTAATGGCAGGGGTGATGAGAGACGACTCATTGGTCTGCAAGGTCTCTGCTAGCAGTTACTACAGCAGCAAGTCTGAGGGACCAAGCTTAGAGTTTAGGGTAAGAACGCTTGACGGCTAAGCACTATTGAAGTAGAACTTATTTGAATGACCGGCTGTTCTCTCTGGTGATTCAAAGTACTTGTTTGTTGCTTACTCTTAAGCCTCCAGATTCCGCACGAATCTGGGGGCTTTTTCTTTTCAAGTTGTTCTGACGAGGTATTATTGGACATCTGGAGGGTTTAAATGGCAATGAAGACTCAGTTTGAGATGGACAATCCTGCCACTAAGCAGGAAGACGCTATGTCTTCTATTGATTCTCGTCGTGTAGCTGAGAACCGTAGAGTCTCGATGCTGCGAGAATACGCGAAAGAAGGTTCTCCTGGTGGTGGAATGTCGGAGGATATTTTGGAGATTGCTCCTGGTCCATTCAACACGGGTGATGAAGCTCCTGCAGTTAGTCCTCCTAATGATTTGCAAGACTTAGCAGCGATGCCGCAGGGTTCGTCTATGCGGGACATGGCTCTTGAAGAGCAGGCTCAGGGCGAAATGTCTGGCAGTTTGATTCCTTCTACTCTTGAAGTTGGTGGAATGCCGGACGATACTGTTCCGTCTGAGGTGTCTTCTCGGTTTAGCGTGGTTGGTCACGGGGAATCCATGACATTTGAGGGTGGTCGAACGCCGTCTTCTTCTGGGTTTGCCGTAATTAGTGACAACAATACCGGCGAAACGTTTCCTGTTGTCGGTGGAGAGCAGATTCCTGGTCTTGGGCGGGTTTTGAGCGTTTCATTGTCTGGTGATGGTGGGCTTGGTGTGGAGGTTCTTAGTGAAGCCGGGCGTGGTCCTGGGACATTCTTCTTACCGCTGGAATCTCGCACAGTTGCTTCCGATGAAACGGAGCTTTTGTCCTCAATGATGGACGCTGGTCCGTCTGTTGGCATTATGTCTCCATCTCCGGGGTATATGAACGCATCATTGCCGGAAATGGGCCAGGTTGCGGCTGATATCCTTGGTTTGAACGGACTTACCGATACTCCTGCCGTAGAACCCGGTATGGCCTCCATGACTCCTGGGCAGCGGGCGGTAATGGGCACCCCAATCGCGCAGGATTACCTTGCCGGAGAGGGTTTGTTGATGGAAACCTTCCCTAAATCTCGAGATTTGGAGATTGAAGCCACTTTGATGGACAATCTTGGGTACGATGGGGTGAAAGAGCAGTATCTTCCAGAGATTGGACAGGGTTTGAACGCATTTTCGCAGCAACCTGGCATGGCGGTGCGCCCAATCCAGTATGGAGGGACCGGAGTCGTCAACAATCGGATGGCTCATTGGTTCAATGTTGGCGGAGGAAACCCCGGTGACGTTTGGATTTACTATCCTGACGCATCTGAGGGTGAAATGGGCAACGCATCGCAAGTTGTTGGGGTGTAATGTGGCCAAAAAGCCTTTAACTATTGCGCAGGCGGCAGCCGCTGCGACCTATATCAACGAAAAGAAGGACGCATTGCCGGAAGGCTTGAGTGCCAACGACTTGATGAAGCAGGCAATGGAAAAGGCTCGGTCCAACATTCTGTCCACACAGCCCGGCGAGCTTGGGAAGGACTGGACGAGCACAATCTCGAAGGTCTTCAAGGATCAGTTTAGCCAGCTCGAGGACATGAAGAAGCCGAAGCTTGCGTCTCCAGTGAAGGTGAAGCGAGGCTAATGATGAACCCAATCACTTTCTGTATTAGTATACGATTAACTTAGTGCTTCAGACATTACAGACTCAAGGAACAAGACATGCCTGATTATAAGAAAAACACAGACGTTCGAAACTCGCCTACCCCTGACGATGCGACTCTGATGAACAACCTCAGGGGACAGCCTGCTGCTCCTTCAGCACCGCCCCAGGTGCCTGGTGCTACACCAGTGCCCTCCGCTCCTTTTGGTGGTTTGAGCGCTGAGGAAATCGGTCAGCTGCCCTTAGATGATGAGCGCATTGGTGTTATTTTTGCTGAAGCCATGACCCCTGGAACAAAACCCCCCGAATACATGGCCGCCATAGTGACTCTGCAGGAAAGACTCCAAGCCAAGCAGAAAGCCCAGAAAAGATCACGAGCGATCTTTGGCGATAAGCCGGTCCCGCCAGCGAAGCCGTAAGCGTGCCTTCATCTAAAGAAGACAGGGCGTGGATTTCTGATAAGATTTCTAAGCTACGCAAAGAGGGCATGCCTGAAAAGCAGGCCGTTGCGGTGGCTTATGACATGAACAAGAAGAGAAGTAAAAGTGGCAGAAAAAAAAGATGACGACTCTGTTCTTGAGGAGTTCCTAACTCCTGTCTTAGAAAATCCTGAAATGGCGGGCATTGTTGGCCCTGCTCTTCTTGCTGGTGGAAAACTCTTCGAACCAGAGGGCGAGGAGTGGTTAAAGGATTTTGATGAAGAAAAGGCTCAGGCGTACTTAGAGGAGGCAAAGGCCCTACAAGCAGGAGTGCCTCAAGAACAAATCGACGCACAAAGGGGCGCTAGTCTTGTAAGAGCGATTCCTAAGGAAGAATACCCAGCAGCAACTTTGGAATCAATTTCAAAGCGTATGTCTGAGCTAGGAAAAGGCCCCTCCACACACGACTCGGCCATATACCAGCTTGCTTCAGACAGCAGCCTCTGGAACGCGGAGGCCATCCATATCCTTGGTCAATCCTTTCCGTATGAAATCTACCTGGCGTCAAAGGGCTTCGCGGACATCCTGAATAATAAGAGCCTGCCTGCAGCAATTCGCTTTGAGGTAAGAGAGCCCAAGAAGCTTCTCGATCTTCTCTCTGACAGCATAGGAGAAATTGTTAAAGCCCAGGCCCTTGCTGAGGAAGTTGTCAACATTCGTGAAGCCAACCTTCCCGCAACATCGTCTGAAGCAGGCAAGCGCGTAAACAGGTTTTTGCTTGAAAAAGAAAGGGAGGCCAAACGGATCTTCTCGGAGGCGATGGCTACACTTGAGAGCCGCACAGAGGCCTTAAATGTTGAACTGCGATCAATGCAGTCAGAAATGGCTCTACTCTATGAACAGCAGGGGGGCTTCGCTTTTAACAATATGTACTCCGAGTTGTCCGGGGCGATTGATGATGTTCAAGACATAAGCGACAGGCTTTGGCTAATCTCGGAAAGGTGGACGATGACGAGGGGTGCCGCTTTTGCCAGGATTGGAACATCTGGAAAAGAGGTAGATGCCGCAACGATGGCAGCGCTTGAGAAGATGTATACGGAGCAGGCTCGTGCCCCGAGGACCGAGCTTCTTCACTGGAGCGAAGATCCTGAAAAGAGAAAGTTTTTCGATCCTAGTGGAACGCTTGAAACCGCTGAAGATCTTCTTGAGGCGGGCATGGAGTCGCGACCCTATACGCAAGACCTTTTGGGTGCTTATCAGCAGAAGAGTGACGCTGAAATTCTTGAAGAGCTTCATGGTCACATTCCAAAAGGGTCGCGAGACCTGCCTGAAAACATTCTGGTCACAAGGTATGGAGACATCATCGCGATGCTTGATGACGGTGCCGATGCTGTTGAACTGCTTGATGAAATCGATGATTTTATTTCTGCGAAATACCCGAACGCTAAGTTTGCAGGCTATGTCGCGTCTGTTACCCCGCAAACATATTATGACCTGTTTGGATTTTGGCCGAGCGAGCTGCTTACTATCGTCGAGCCAAACCAGATCACCGATGCGTGGGTCAATGCAATACACGCAGCCATGGTGTCTGAAGGGCACCCCGTCTGGACTCCAGGCCAACAGCCCGATCCCAAGCCAACCCCTGGTCGTATAATCGAAGGCCCAACCCAAAAGAAGCTTAATGATGCTGAGCAGGTTTTCTTTCGGGGCGCTTGGGAAAACTGGGCAGATCGAGAAG